CAGAGGCTTCAGTAGCAGCTTTTGCAGCGGCTTCAGCAGCAGCCTTCTCAGAGGCTTCAGTAGCAGCTTTTGCAGCGGCTTCAGCAGCAGCCTTCTCAGCGGCCTTCTCAGCGGCTTCAGTAGCAGCTTTTGCAGCAGCAGCCTTCTCAGCGGCTTCGGTTGCAGCAGCTTGAGCGGCCTCTGCATCAGCAGCAGCCAATTGTTCTTCAGTCATGTTTTCATTAGTGGGCTCTTGTTCCATTAAAAATATATACTATAATCCCATAAAAAATGAGAATAAACTCCTAAAATATATTTATGCATATTTCTTTAGAATAGCAGACGGTAGTAAACTCTCTCTTAATATTTCTAATTTTTTGAAACATTTATTAATCGTAACTTCGCTTACACCACATACTGTCTTAATCTCTTGTTTGGTAATATTCATCTGACAGTTTTGAGCAACAAAGTATACTATTCCAGCAGCAATAGCATGGGGAATATTATCAGTAATAATGTTATTTTTTTCTATTTTATTAGCAACAAACTTAGATAACATAGTAAGCTCTTGATTAAAATTGAGACGACTGCAGTAACGCTCAATAAATGAACTAGGAAGAGTAAAACATAAATCTGTCTGTAATGAAGGCTCTATATTACGTTCAATGTTATGGAGAATATTTACAGCCATTGAGCAGCCAGTGGTTGCACTAGTCTTATCAAGATGGAATATCTCGGCAATTTCATGAGCAGTTCTTGGACAGCCATTTAAACGGCAGGAAATATAGATGGACGCCGCTTTAATACCGTCACGATTAATTCCCCTAAACATCTTCTGTTCTGAAATATCTTTATGAATAATCATAGCGTTATCAATGAATATCTTGGGCATACCAGAATTTTGCGCCATTACTGTAATAAACTGGAACTCATCATAAAGTGCTTTCTCACGATGAGGCATAGATTGCCATTCCGTCCACTTACGAATCTTTTTCATCTCATAGGATGATTTTGTATTGCACAGAACTTTACAACCGAAGGAGGATTCAACTAAAAGTGGATTTATTGCGTTTCCACAACGGGTAGGGTCATTGGTGTTTTTATCATCTGCTCCATAGAACCTCCATTCTGGTGAATAATCTAAAATATCTTTGTAAATAACACCACATTCTGTGTTCACACATGTTGGAAACCCATTCTCCATAATCATTAGATTGGATTTGCATAGATTACATATGTCTAATTCGGATTTTTCTGAATAGACACACTCAATATTAGATGGGTCAGTGTCAATTTGTTTCTTATCAGCATCAAATATATCCCATAGTTTAGATTTATCCGTTGTAGATAATTCAACTTTTTTCTTTTTGGTTTTGGTATGGGAATTTTGAGCCAGTTGTATAACAGAATCTGAAGTTGACATATGTAAAGATTCATCAGATTTAATTTTTGGTAGTTTTACCGTAATAAAGATTTTTTCTTTTGATATCATTCGTTATTAACTCTTATTAACTATTGTTTATCTCATTAATTAAATCAATTTTTCGTTTACAAGTTTTTTTATGTTTTTAATATATAATGGTGTTTTCATCAAACAATATTTTGTTTAGAATAACAAAAATAATAGATATTGCCTTTGTTGCAGTTTTATTTTTCTCTATTGCGTATTGTTTTGGTTATTATTTAAACGTCTTTTTTACAAATTTTTATGGCCTAGATTTTATTAAAAAAACAAATGCTGTATTATTATTGGAAGTATTGTCACAGATTGTATGCATTGCAGTAGTAATATACATAGGTAGAAATATTGTAGAATTAATACCATCGCCTTTAGATGGTATAAATGGATTAGTCCATAAACAATTAAAAGAATTAAAGAGCGGTGCCTTTTTTACAATATTTATAATCATGTTCCAATATTCTATGCAGGACAAATTAGCATTAATAAAAAAGAGGCGAGAAAAAAATGAGGATGCATAACAATGGTGTAAAAAATGATGTAATTGTTTATTATATTTAGAATGTTACCTTCTTCTCTAACTTCTCAAACATCTCTGGATTATACACCAGGTTTCCAGTAGGTTTGTATTGATTAATAGGTTTATACTCACGTTTTTCTTTTTGATTGGGGTTATTTTTATCATTTAATATTCGGGAAGTAGGGTCACTATTATCAACATCACCTTCTTTCTCAATAACATTTCCTTTTTCATCTATTATTTTACCAGTTTTCTTCTTAATCTCGCTTCGGACATAAGAAGGAATCCAATTTGCCCAAGATACAAAAAGAGTATTTGGATGAACATAGCGAACATCAAAACCATTATCCTGTATATTTTTAACTAAATAACCTATACAATCACCTTGGTCGTAAATAGGTTCACCAAATATGTATTCAGGAACAGTGAACCAAACATGCTTATCATCTATTCTGTTTTTAGATGTAAATAGGATACGTTTTTGAACACGATTTAATATTTTATTAAAGATAGCTAATTGTTTCAAATCCTTTTGTTGTTTCTTATAATACAGCTCATCAATATTAATTTTTCCTACAAATTCTTCGTCGTCTACCGTTAAAAAACAAGACATATATAGTTTACGTAAAGAAAAAATATAGAAAAAAGACGTAATTGTTTAATAATATGGACGAAACAACAGAAATTAAGGATGTATCTGATAATGTAATACAACATATTGTAATAGCAGGAGGTGGAGCTACAGGACTTTCGTACTATGGTATATTAAAAGAAACCCATAACAAGGGGGTATGGAAATACGAAAATATAAAAAGTATATATGGGACATCTGTTGGTGCAGTGATAGCAATTATATTATGTTTAAACTATGATTGGACAACAATAGATGATTACCTAATAAAACGTCCATGGCAAAACGTTTATAAATTTAATATGTATTCTATAATAGAGTCGTATCATAAAAGAGGAATCTTTGATATTAAAGTATTGGAGGAAACATTTTCGCCTTTATTTAAAGGCAAAGATATTTCATTGGACATTACAATGAAAGAGTTTTACGAATTAACAAATATAGAAATTCATATATTTGCTACAGAAATAGTATCAAATCAGTTAATAGATTTTTCATATAAAACACATCCAGATTGGAAAGTTATTGAAGTAGTTTATAGCTCTGCGTGTTTACCAGTAATGTTTTCGCCTTATTTTAAAGAAGATGGATGTTATTGCGATGGTGGAGTAATAGAAAATTATTCATTAGAAAAATGCATAAATAATGGCGCAAATCCTAATGAGATATTGGGTTTGCGTAAAGAAAATATAATAACCAATAAACATTCAATGGATGAAAAGACATCATTAATAGATTTTTTAAGTATATTATTGAGAAATTACACAAATAAATTATTAATTTTAAATAAAACTAGGAATATTCCAAATGAATATATTGTTCATTCTGAGCCAACATCACTTTATAATATGAGCGTTTTTCTAAATGATGCAGAAGAGAGAATAAAATTAATAAACCTTGGTATTGAAATGGTTAAACCTAGATTAATTTAACATAGTGTTAACAAACTTTTCTAAAGAGCTAGCTGTAATCTTAGATTCAAAGTCAATTGTACTACTATCCTTTATTAATTTAATAGTGGGATAAGAGTCTATATTGTATCTATTAATTAATTCTGTAATATCACTAGTCTCTTTAGTGCAGTCTTTGTCTACACATTTAATTCGGTATCCATTAATCTCTTTGTTATCGTATTTTGATACGAAATTTTTCCATTCAGGGAGAGCTTTCTTGCAATGAGGGCACCAATCAACATGGAAAAAATAAACAATTGCGTCTCTGTTACGACGATTTGCGTTAGCTACATCGGAAAATTTGTTTTTTTGTTGTGATTGAATACTATTGTATGCATAAACACCAACTGTTAAAAAAATTATAAAAACTACAAACACCATGATGTGGTAATAGTAAGGACGAATATATTTTGTTATAACCTCAATTAGACCAGCCATTTTATATATTGTAAATATATTTTATATAAAACAAATTAGCGAATAGTTTACTAAATTATTTTTTTATAAAGGAGTTGTATTTAGTAAAGAATATTTTATACTGCTATTATAAAAGGTAATATTCGTTTAAAGTCACATGTCCAAACACGATACAATAAAATTAACCACAGTATATTCAGAAGATGATTATCATAGTAATGATGGGATGTTAACTGGTGTCTGGGGTCCAGCTATGTGGCATTATTTACATACAATGAGTTTTAACTATCCAGTTCATCCTACTAAAGAGAACAAACAGCATTATCGTGATTTTGTATTAAATTTACAGAATGTTTTACCATGTGGTAAGTGCCGTAAAAATCTGGTTAAAAACTTTAAGAAATTACCATTAACTGTTGAAAAGATGGAATCACGCAAAACTTTTTCAAAATATATATATGACCTACATGAAGTTGTAAATAAGATGTTGGGTAAAAAATCTGGTCTAACTTTTGATATGGTTAGAGAAAGATATGAACATTTCCGTGCTAGATGTGCAAAATCAAATAAGAAATTACATAAAAAGTTAAATAAGACAATGAGAAAGGTAAGGTTCGCAAAGAAAATAACATTTATAAAGGAGAAAGGATGCACTGTACCACTTTATGGAGAAAAATCAAAATGCATATTAAAAATAGTACCTGACGATACCAAATGTGACACACTTGAGATTGATAATAGATGTTTAAAGAAACCAATTAAAATAGAAGACAACATTTAGTAAAAATGTATTTATGATTCAAATGATAACATAAATATATTAAACTTATATATAAGAATATAATAAATGAGTAAATCAATAAAATCAGAGACATATATTTCAGATTTATCTTTGAATGGTCCAATTACAAATACATTAGATGATGATATGAATGGTAAGAAAAAAAGAATTATACAATTTTGGGGGGAGAACCCGAATATTTTATTAGACTACAGGTATATTTTTGAATTCTTCCCCATTGAGATAATGTCGTATAATCAAAAATTAAATGCTGTAACAAGAACCATCATCGTATTAACTATTTTAGGATTCGTGTTTTCACAAAATCTCCGTATTTTACTAATTGGCTTAATTACAATGGGTGTTATTTTCTTAATGCATTATTATCATACTATTGAAAAATCTAAAGTAGATAGTAAGAAGGAAGGATTCGTTAGTCCAAATGCAGTAGACTATATGGCTAATAATAATATGCCAATTCGCGATGATGTGTTTCAAGAACCAGATTCTAACAATCCTTTCTCAAATGTTTTAATGACAGACTATGATTATAATCCTAACAAGAAACCTGCTCCACCAGCATTTAATGAAAATATAAATGGTAAAATATTAAAAGAAGCAAAGCAATTAGTGGTTGATGCAAATCCAGACCAACCAGATATAGCCGATAAATTATTTAAAGATTTAGGAGAAAACTTGGTATTTGAACAGTCAATGAGACAGTTTAGTTCTAATCCATCCACTACTATACCAAATGACCAGGGTGCATTTGCTGAATTTTGCTACGGTAGTATGATTTCATGCAAGGAAGGAAATAACTTTGCTTGCGCAAGAAACATGTCGCATTATACACTCTACTAAGGAATCCAATGGTTACGGTACTTGTGCGGCCCCTGTCCTTAAGAACCTTCCTTTATTGTTTGTATTTTAGTATAACAATTAATAAAAAATTAATTGCTATAATATTTCCTTCTCTTACTATAATATAAATAGAATTTCATAAAATGGCATACGTCGGAAACTACATGTTTAATAATATGGGCCATCTTGGCCAAGATTCAGTAGACGAAACTCAACGTAACGTTTCCAACACACGTTTCGCCAACTGGACCTTATCAAACTATTTTAGCGGAACATTATCAGATAGCCATGTTCAATTCGCCACACAAATGCCAACTGTTATGTTTAGCGGTACTTCAAACGGTCCTGGATTAAACGGTGGATTAGTTGATATTGATTCAGCTTTATTGTTAAAGACAGAAGGCGAACGTCCTTTGGAGAAACTTAGTTTAGTAGAACGTCCTTTTTTAACAGTTCCCTATTTAGGAAGAGGAAGCTGCGACCCCACTCTTGAATCTCAATTGATTCAAGGTGAGTTGGTTCATGATAAGAAGAGTGTATCTACAATCATGGAGAAATCTTTCTCCAAATATTCACTTTTTCCTTTAGATTCAAAGGCCGAGGAGTATGTTAATAATCCTGCTAACACTGTTCAAGAGGCGGCTTTGGACGGTTGGGTACGTGGCGGTGTATTAACACGCAATATGTCCAATGATGAGAAATTCAAGAACAACAACAGACCTAGTGGGTCTTACTAGATTAATTGCGATATTTTAATAACATAAAAATAAAGATTTATGTTATTAGAAAAAATGAAATTAATAGTATTTGTCCATACTTGCACACAGTATGAATATTCTCGTGGGAAATTAATAGAAGAAACATGGGGTAACCAATCAGATATAGTATTTATTACAGACAATCCAAATTGTACATTAAAAAAACATATTTATATCGGACCATACGAGAAAGGTTTCACTTATAATCCTATGAGTTTATACAAAATGTTCTATTATTTCATAGAAAATTATGATGATTATGATTGGTTTATGATAATAGATGATGATTCATATTTGTATATAGAAAAATTAAAACAGTATTTATCTTTTTTTGATAAAGACCAACCCTATATGATAGGGGATTTCTTGAATTGGATAAAATATAATCCAAAATATTGTAATGATTATAACGCATGGGTTTCTGGAGGTCCAGGTATTGTATTTACACAAAGTTGTATAGTAAAATTTATTCAATTAATGGTAACTAAAGAAGTGCGAGAGGCAAACCACGATAAATGGTTACAGAACTTGTTTGAAGAATCAGATAAGAGTATTCGTCGTGTAGATTGTCCTGGGTTTCATCAATATGGTGCAAAGGAACTATTAGAGAAATATTCAAAAGACAACAATAATATTGTTTCTGTGCATTTAGAGAGAAATATGGAATTATTATTTGAATTCCATGAAAGGAACCAAGTCCGTAACTTTCCCCTTCTAAACCCTCCTTTTTCTAATTAATGTTTTTATAATTAAATATAAACAGTTTTACTATTATTATGTAATGACCTTATACGAACGGTTATCGGGTAAGCCAATTATTTACGATAACAACAAGAGTTATCGTCAATGTTTGCGTGAGTTGTTTGAAATGAATCAAACAAATTATCAAGAAAAAATAAATGAAATACGGTCACGAGAAGAATTGGACGAAGAAACAGAAGATGAAATTTCTTATGATGACAGTGCTGCTGAGAATTTTATGGATGAAATATACGAGCAAACCAAAGACAACGCTTTATTTAAAAATGTATACAAGATAGCAGCAAGTAAATTCTTATCAGAAGAAGAATCTATTGGCCTAGTCGTATTGTTTTCTTATGATTTTATGTTGTCTTTTATACCGTGTTTAGTAGATTATTTTAAATCACCCGATAGTTTTAATAGTGAGAATAATAATTACATTGTCTTATTGAAAAAAATATCATAAGAAGATATATAATGTCATCCACACGTAGTAGAAACACAACTGGTAATTATAGCGCAGAACAAAGTATTAACAATAACAATGTTGACTATTTAATAAATAAAGGTTATTCTTATGGCCAACCATTGTCAAGTTATTTACCTGGTAATGGATTATTACAAGGAAGGGTTGCATCTGAGAATTTGGCACATAACAGCGTAGATATTGAGACACAATTGTTTGGAATCGGTTCTACGAATTTAGTAACACCCAAGACAAATCAAAGTCCAGAAATAAAATCATTGCAAAGTTTATCTATTATTGAGAAATTACCCGTTATTGTTCCCGAGCCACTTACTATTCAAGCGAATCAACGTCCTTATTATTTGAACTAAGTTCAGAATAATTTTTGACTGTAAATCTACTTACTGATTGTAGTTTATTTTTGAATGTTATGTTTTTCATATGCGATTTTTGTTTCCGATTGTTTAAATCAATTTGAGAAAGAGTTAATGGTTTCTCAATAAGCTCCGATTTTTTATCATTAGATTCTAATATTTCATTTTTTGTAGATACAGTATTATCATTATTAGATAATAATGATACGATTTGCTGTTTTATATAGTCATTATTATAGTCATTATCAGATGGACTAGGTAAATCTTTTAAGTTCTCAAAATTTATAGACAAATAATTAGGTAGGGTTTCAAACGTTCCATCCTCATTTATTTCCATAGGCACTTTTATGTGAGCAAGAATATATTTTTTTGGTTCTTTATTCATAAACTTGTCCGTATACTTGTCCGTATCTAAATACAAAAACATTTTTGTATTTATATAACTTTATTGTTTAGACATTTTTATTTATTTTTTTCACTTGGTGTACCTTGACTACCGATACATTCATTATCGATCATTGCAATAGGATCAGGTTCTCCTTTTTGGTTAGGTAGTTTACATTCTTTATTAAAAACAGGAACCTGTTCTTCTTCTACAACGTTAGTGGGTTTAACACCTTTAAACATACTACCAAACTTATCTTTCAGACTACCGAGTCCTGATAGCATCTTGTCTTTTAGATTTATCTCTGGCTTAGGTATTTCAACACCGTTTGCTATATTTAAAATAATATCAAGAATGTCGTTTATTAATAGATCATTTGGATCTCCTGGTTTTTTACTACCAAAAAAATAACCAGCACCAGCACCAACACCAACACCAACACCAATATCCGCACCCGCACCATCTTTATTTGATAATGCTTTTAAAACACTTACAATAAGTTTAGCTAATCCATCATCTGGTGCACCTCCTTTAATAGTGGATTCAGTTTTATTAGGGGTTCCCAAACCTTTTAATATACTTGTAATAAGGGTTGCTAATTCTTCATTGTTTTTGGTAGTGTTAATAATAGGAGCAACAGACATTATCTATATAACAACGATAAAAAAATATATAAATATTACCATATTATAGTCTATAAAGTTATAGTATCTAAATATCTAATCACTAGAGAACAATGCGCACATATTTTCTGCTTCTAAATTAACCGTGGGTTTTTCAAACAGTTTCATAATCATATCATCATCACGAAATCGGATAGTATAATCTTGCTGAATATTGTTACGACCAATGCGACCCATCGCCTGCAATGTCTTCTGCTGCGTCATCCTCGTCAAATCCTTACCAATAAATCCATGGCAGAATTGATAATTCGTACCATAAACGTAGTCGGTGGATGCAACAATAATAAACAATTGTTGCTGCGACGCAAGCATCTTCATAATCTCCATATATTCAATACTTTTGATATCAGTAAACATACCGATACCAAGCAACAACAACACCTTCAGATTATTATCAATATCTAGCATCATAATTGCTTTTGCGACCTCTTCGCCAATATTCGCAACGAAAGAACTCTCTCTGACTTCTCCTAAAGGCGCCCATATCTGTTGATGTGGCTTGCTATTCGGAACATACATTGGGTCCAAAGATACCAAACGGATTTCCTTGCGAAGCTTATTTATTTCCTCCATCATTTTCTCTGATTCCTTACATAGTCGGCCACTCTCTCTAACCGAATCATTACCTTTACCTGACTTACCTTTTCCTTTACGTAAATCTGCTGCGGCAGCGCCCGATGAGTCAGTTGTCTTTGATTCCTTGAGCTCAATCATTTCTTCTAGCTTCTCTATTTGTTTAATGAATTCACCGTTTTTAATAATCTTCGTCATAATGTTTTGAAAGACACTCGGTGAAATATTAGATTGTTGTATATAGAAGCTTCCAATCTTACTAACATCTTCTGCCAAGAATATAGTCGGACCATCTGTCAATGTATACGCATCCGATGTCGTAAGAAGAATACCAGACGAAGCAGACGGCTTGTTTTGCATATTTGTTGGTACATTAGGCGCAGGTGGGATACAAACACTGTTAGTTCTTGTAAGCGCATTATTTGGCGGTTGACTAGGCATGTCCAAACTCTTCACTTTTTTCATGTCGTCACTTGTAGACGAACCATACTTTCTCTTTCTAGAGCCATTCATAAATCCATAAATAGTTGGCCAATCGTCAGCACTATTTAAATGCACAAGCATATTCAAATAATATTCCTTCAGACTATTCATTGTTATGTCGGTAATATTTTGAGCGAAATACGAATCAATAGAATACGCAGGGTTCACATAACCACCAACATTGATGTATTCCACAAATCGGATAATCTCACGCAAATCAAAATACCGCAACAACGTTTTGTTTTCTATACAATATTTAACACAATTCACCATCTGGTCATAATTTTGGTAAAGGAAATGCGGCAATACACAATAACCATCCTTGTTCAATATCGGAATAGATTTCCTGCAATCAAAGCTAGTAATCGTATGGATTTCAGCATTATCAAATTTACCACGGAAATCATCAAACACTGGTCTCAATTCATCGCCACTTGGTAACGTAGCACAAGATAGAATAAAAGTAGGGATTTTATTTTCTTGCCAATTCGTCTTTATGACTGCATGAAGAGGATGTTGTTCATAATCCAGAGTAATTGTCGGCTCATCCCAATATGTAATAATCTTCTCAGCAGGATTGAATGCGAGCATATAATGCATTGCCGTGACATAAGATTTAACATCACAAATCATAATCTCAACATTATCACCTACACTATTATCTACCTTGCCAATTCCACCAGAACGCCTATTCTTGGTATAATTAATAGCAGAGAAGTAATGCAAACGGATATCAGATGCAGTTTCGCAACCAAATGCGAAAGCAACCTTTTTCTCCACTGAAATTGCGGACTTGGCAAGAGCAAGACCAATATGACGGGCAACACAGACAAAGATAATACGATATGAATCTGATAGTCCTATAGGTGACAGAGTTTTTCCAGTACCCGTCGGTGCAGTATACAGAACAAGTTTGGGGACAAGGACTTCTCTGGGTCTGCAAATAGTAAATAGCTCTTTTTGATGTTTGAAAAGAGTCCTGTCTTCATACTTAAGAAGATATTGATTTTTTTCTATGAACTCATAAGAATTTGTAATGATTTCACTAGTTTTAGTGAAACTATTCACATGAGCAATGGTTTCATCAATAATGGCCATGACGTGCTTGTTAATATGAGATATAGTGACCTTTTTTAGTTGTAATAGGGTGTAGAGATAAAATGCATATTTTTGTTTTTGTTTTGATATTTGACGTACTAGATCTTTCCATAAGTCAAGAATTAGAAACTCATAAATGATTGACCGATTGACCTTGATATTGTTGTCCATGTTTTGGATACGGATATTATCTGCACTTTTTAGGGATTTTAGCTCTGTACCTGCGAGAGGATTAGAAATAACGGGCATATTTTTACCATACCTTTTCATAGTTTCTTGGATAAACTCTTCAAAGTACTTTTTATACAATAAATACTCAATCTCTGGTGTCTTTTCTATTTTGATATAGGAAAACAACGAAAGGGTTTCATTTGAATGAATATTTACATCTGAAAATCCTTGCATAATCATTTCAAGAATCTTCTTTTCATCAGGCGAAACAGGAATCTCAATATTTTCCCATTCTGCTCTTGTAAGTTTATCTTGGGAAAAATCCATTTTTTGCTAACGGGTTACTTATTGTTGTTGAATATTATAATCTGGTTTATAATATTCAATTTTTCAAGGTTCACTTTTAGAACCCTCCTTTTATTGTTGTCTAAACACTATCTTCTTCTGTTTCTCCTGTATTAACAAAACTATCAAATGCATTAAATAATGTAGATACAAATCTAGTGTCTTCTTGAGGTTCATTATTACTAGTCAAACTATTCATACTAGTAAAACTCTTTATTCGTTTGCTATAATCACCGCCCTCATACATTTCATCATCATTTCTGCTCTTAAAATAATCCACGATACCGGTTAACAATGTCTCTGGACATTGACTACTAGGTACTATTATTCCATTGTCATCTCTAGTATTATGACGTTTCGGATTATAGTCATTATCTACCAATATCTTCCAACGGTTTCCATAATTACGGTTTTTCTTAGACCCATGATAATAATGTCTTATTACACCAGGAACATATCCAACGCGTAATAATTTGGTTTTCTTCTCAAACTCAAAAATAGAATTTATGTATTCTTCAGTATACTGTTCATTTATAGCATACTTTGCTTTTTGTATTATAGAAAGCGCCATAATATTATCACCAGACCCCAAAATTGCGTCTTCATATAAACCACCAATTCGCTCATAAGTTTTACGTGTGCATGCCCATGCATAACCAGGATGCCAAAAATTAACTGGTTTCTTACTATAAGGTAATTGTTTCGTAAACTGAAAACCAAAGCTAGGGAATACATTCATAGCTTCTCCATATTGGTTCATATCAACACAATGACTGAATAATTGTATAATATCCTTTGAACCATTTAATATCTTTAACGTGTCTAAGGCCCATGTAGGACTTTCAAACTCAATATCAGCATCTATCCATGCAACAGCTTTCCAATCTGCTGGTAAAAGTTTCTTTATTCCAACATTAATCATATTTTCCTTGTGCCACATAGGGTGTTCTGTGCGCAATTGAAGATGGCATTTATTGTTTGAATCTGTCACAAAAAAACGCTGTTTACCATATGCAAGTTCAACAATATATAAATTGATATTGGATTCTTCTAATTCCATACGCTGAACAAATTCTTTCAATAAGATATATCTACGAGCAAATAAGCAGGGGTTAGAGACAACAACAATAACATTTAATTTATTTTCAATTGGTTCGTTATTTGCAATTGCATCTTTGATAACATTTCTGCGGTATTGTATGTTATCAATTTCTATATTGTTTACAACTGTCATTACTAAATATACATTATGTATATATTAATCTTTATGTAATAAAACAATTAAAAATACAATACTAACTAATTACAACATGTTCAGCGGGTTTTTCAATAGTCCCATTAAAAAAGCTACGTTTGAAGATATACAATATGCAATAAAAAACAAAGAACGATATATATTGATAAACACATTACCTATAGATGAACAGGTTTGTTTAATAACAAACACAGTTACTTATAGTATGGAAGAAAGAATAATTAATGAATTTTTAAATCAATATACATTACGAGATAAAATTATCATAGTTTATGGTAAAAACACAAACGATGATACAGTAGAGAAAAAATACAGGCAATTTGTTTCATTAGGTTTTATTGAGGTGTATATGTATTTGGGAGGTATGTTTGAATGGATGCTTATGCAAGACATTTATGGTAGGGACGAATTTCCAACAACTAGTAAAGTGCTTGATATATTAAAATATAAGCCTAAACGGTCAATGTATTAATGTACTAATGTACTAATTTATTGTGGTGTATATGCATCATAACCAAACCCACTTACAGAACCACCTGGTTGTCCAACGCCTCCTGGAGGTCCCACATCACCAATTCTACCATTAGGTCCCACAGGTCCAACTGGTCCAGTCATACCAGGGTCACCTTTAATTCCTTGGTCTCCTTTATCGCCCTTATCTCCCGTAGGTCCAGCAGGGCCTATTGTCCCTGGTGTCCCGACTTCTCCAGCTGTTCCTGCGACACCAGCTGGTCCTAACGGTCCGGCTGGTCCAGGGTCACCAGTAGAACCTTTTTCCCCTGGTATACCTTGTTCACCTGGTATACCCTGTTCTCCTTTAAGTCCAATTGGACCAGGTGGTCCTACAGGTCCTTGGCCTCCGTTTTGACCAGCTGGTCCTAGTGGTCCGACTTGTCCAGGGGTTCCGGCTGGTCCAGGCTCACCGGGTGGTCCAACAGGTCCAGGAACTGATTCACCAGAACCACCTGGTTTTCCTTCTGCTCCATTTGGCCCAGGTGCACCGTCTTTACCATTTGTGCCATTTGTTCCAGGTGAGCCAGCCGAACCCGGAGAACCTTGCTCTCCGGCAGGTCCCGGACTGCCAGGAGTACCGGCTGAGCCAGGAGTACCATCTCTACCAGGAGTACCGTCTTTACCAGGACTACCTGGAGGACCAGCGGTTAAAGGAGATTCTTGTAACTTATCTACCATTTTATTAACATCATCTTGTGACAATGTACCATCATAAATTGTAAAGTTACTTAATAAAATTCCATTATTATTACTATGCCATGGGTCACCAATATACATTAATGTGTCATCTCTTCTTCCAAATATATTATTAAAATTTCTATCACAAACCCTTGTTTTGTTTATGTAAAAATTAAAATTGTTGTTATTAAATACAAGAGTTAAAAAATAAGGTCTATTAAAAGAAATGTTTGACGTATAATTCGATGTATCTATACCATCATTACCATCAGAATCTGTTGAAAATCGGATATGCATATTTGTTGTCTTATCTGGGAAAATCCACATAGCTGGAATTCTTTTACCTTTATCGCAACAATTATGGTCACCTCCTAATCTTGGACCGTCGGTAAAATGAAAAAGATTCCTCCATTGGTCACTACCATTATTAATCTGCATTAGAAATGAAATTGAGATGTTTTTGTATTGACTAAAATTCATATCTCTAAGATACATACTGTGGCCATTTACTTGTGGATAATACCATGTTGATGCGCTTGGAACAAATGTCCATTTTTTAAAAGTAGGAATATTGACTGCTTCGTTCGCCTTTGTATTTGTTATTCCATTTATTTCATCAAAATTTTCCTGAATGACAGAGAAATAATATTTGTAGCATAAGTATAAAAGAATTAAAACAATCAATATGGTTAATATAAAAATTATACGTTTATTAGAAATACCAAACATTTGTTATTATACTTATATTATAACAACAAAAAATAATTATTTATAAATACTATAATAACTGCTAAAAGTAGTAAAACCTTCTGGTGCAGGTCCTAATGGTCCCATTGACCCAATTGGGCCAGGCTGACCCGGTGGACCAGGATTACCTTGAACAGATAAACCTATATCACCTTTATCACCCTTTTCTCCAATATCACCTTTTTCACCAACAGGACCTATTGTTCCAGGAGAACCTACTTGACCCGCAGAACCTGCGATTCCTTGTGAACCAACCGGACCAGGTGCGCCTGTTTGACCAACATCACCTTTCTCACCTGTTTTGCCTTCTCCGCCTTTTTTTCCAGTCATACCAGTATATCCAAATGGGCCTACCGTTCCATCTGGACCCTGTGTCCCGACTGGACCAGCTGGTCCTACTGGTCCCAATAATCCAGGTGTTCCTGAAGCGCCTTGTGCGCCAGGAGGACCCAGATTACCTTGTGGCCCACCTGGACCTGGGTCACCTTTTTCACCAGTTGGTCCCAATGGACCAATGGGTCCTGTTATAGAAACACCTTCACCTCCAGGAAGTCCTTCAGGTCCTTGTGCTCCTGTAGGACCAACCGGGCCCATATCTCCTTGAAGACCCGTGTTTCCTTGGTCACCCTTTAGTCCTTGGGTGCCTTGAATTCCGTTGGTTCCGTTTAGTCCAGGAGTACCAGCAGCTCCTACTGCGCCTCCTGGACCAACTGGACCAACTAATCCGTTTTCACCTCTATCACCTCTATCACCTTTATCACCTTTGGGACCTTGTGGTGCTGGTCCAGTTTTAAAAAAAGCGGTTCTATCACGATGGTGACCACTTAATGACATTTTATGTTTTATCCAACAGTGATCGTGTTCATTTGAAGTTAAAAACCCAACACAATTACTTCTTTCATTACATCTATCTCTACAAAAAATAGGATCACTAGTGTTCCAATGATCAATATCATTACCATTATATTCTAGAAAAGGTGCTGTAAAATATACATTACCTTCAATTATCTTTGGAAAATAGGTATATGTAATACATACCATAAAATAGATACTAAATATTATTGCAAACGTTATAAAAATAATTTTATGTATATCAAATTTCATAATAATTCCGGTTATATTATTATGATATAATTTTTTTTTATGCGAATGGATTATTGTGGTCTAACAGTAGGCGCAAATGATGTCATATTAAATCCTGCAGGAGAAGCCCCTGCTGGGCCTTCTTCTCCTGCTTGTCCAACTGGTCCTTGGATTCCAGCAGGACCAGTTGGTCCCAATGGTCCTACAGACCCTTGTAATCCAACAGGACCTAATTCGCCTGTATCTCCCTTATCACCTTTATCACCTTGTGCTCCAGTTGGTCCAAGTAAGCCAGGTGTTCCTATAGGTCCTATTGTTCCTGGTGCACCAACAGATCCGGCAGTTCCTGCTAAACCTTGATTACCCATAGGTCCAGTTGGTCCAATTTCGCCCATTTCACCCTTTTCACCTTGATGGCCAATATCACCAGGAGGCCCATGGGGACCAGCAGGACCAAGTGAGCCAGGAGATCCAGGAGCACCCTGAACACCTTGAACACCATCTGCACCATTTTGACCAGGTGGTCCGGGGCCACCTGGGTCTCCGTCTTTACCTGGTTGTCCCCCAGGGCCTTGATTTCCCTTAGGTCCTTGTTCGCCAGGAGGACCTGTAACTTCTCCAACAACCTTAAAATAAGAATACTTTAATGGATTGCCAGTCATTTGATTACAACCATATTTCAAACGGCACGCACCTTCATTGCTCATAGTAAACATATTACAACCACCAGTTTTATCACAAGCCGTTGCGCATTGTCCAACAGTTTGAGCACCCGATGAACCACCCATTAAATCGTTACCAACACAATCTATTTGCGGTATTAATGTATATGGTCCAAAGCCTTCAATAACGGATGGAAAATAGGTATGGATACAGCACAATACAAAAAATATACTAAATAATATAGTTAATATTATAAATGCATATTGATAAACATCTAATTTCATAATAATAATAATAATTCCAGTTATATTATTATGACAAAATTATTTCCATGTTCCAAAGTAATTATGTTTGGCGTAATCACCAAAATATTGACGGCGGCCATTATTAATTACGAAAATATCATCTTTATCTTTATAATCTATATACAAATCAGTGCAGAAATCGGGACCAGTAGTCTTATAAACATAATCCTCTGAATCAAAATTTACATATTTAATATATTTATTTATATTGGTATGGATTTTATCAATGAGAATCTTAATAAAAGGGTGCTTAGGGGCAGCAGCAAATGCATATTGTCCTAACAAATAATAATAGTTTTTATCACAATATGGTTTATATCTGGGGTGATTACACATGTGTTTACCAATAAATTCGTCTACTGGGAATATACAATTATATTTCAATAGACTATCAAAAGATTTCAGACAAAGCATATCCAAATCCATATAGAATCCACCAAAATGATACACTGCAATATATCTAAAGAAATCTATACGTTGTATTTTTACTGGTAAATTCAAATAGGTTTGATAATATTCAGGATAGTTTTGTTTTAAGAAATCCTCAATATCACCGTCTGTAAAGAACAAATACTGATAGTCAGGATTATTAGATTTTATAGATTCTATAAGCTGCATATAACGCTGAGGTACTGAACTTGATTTCCATGTTTGAATAATAATTTTAGGTATAGTTTGTTTTTCATAAGTTACAATAGATGTATTTGTCTTATTGTCTAAATTATTATTTATTGTTACGTTTTTATTGATTTCGTATAGTTTATAAAATATGAATCCTAGAATTATTAATATTACTATTAAACTTATGATTGTGTAATACATTACGTAATTTATAATATAATTATATTATAAATGTCTAAAAATAATTTGGTTATTCTACTATTCGTTATTTTTATAGTTTCTCTAATAGGATTAGTTTCATTTAACAAAAAAAAGAAAGAAGGATTTGATGAGAAATATACTGCCGTTATAGTTGAACCTCGCAAACATAAAGCTTTATCTTTTGTATTAAAAAATGCTTTAATAAATCTACCAGATAATTGGAATATTGTTATCATGTATGGTAACAAAAATAAACAGTTTATTATGGATATTATTGATAATGATTTATCTGAATACAAAGAAAGAATTAATACCAAAAATTTGAATGTAGATAATTTAACAATAGCTGATTATAACGATTTATTAACAAGCAAAGAATTCTACGATAATATTCCTAGCGAAATATTTTTAATATTTCAGACTGATTCAGTAATATGTGGTGAAAATAATGAATTAATAGATGACTTTCTTAAATATGATTATGTAGGTGCTCCTTGGAAAGACGCAGTAGGAAACGGTGGATTTTCTCTGAGAAGAAAAAGTAAAACATTAGAAATTATTTCCAAATGCAAGCGTGGGTCGGAAAACGAAGATGTTTATTTTGCGAATCCTTGTGTAAGCAATTTTAAACCTAGTATGGAGAAAGCAAAAACATTTTCAGTTGAAGCTTATTATTCAGATAAAAGTTTTGGTGTTCATAAACCATGGGCATATTTAACGAATGATGAAATGGAAGAAAAGGTAAAAAAATGCGCCCCATTAAAAGAATTATGGGAATTAAATAAATAAATTACGTAAAATTCATACCAACATTAGTTTTTACGAAGTGGATACCCTTTCTGTGAAAAGAAGAATCGGTTGCCATAGAAATGACCAAATGCGTTAGGAGAAGTGCCCGGAATATCAATGCATGGTAATCTCGTATCGGCTATATAATTTTCAGCACAAATAGGGTTCATATAAAAGGGCTTATTATTCATACAGAATGCTAACCAGAAAGTTTCTTTATCACCATATACGTATTTATATGTTTCAGCGTGATTATCATTCAGTTCATATATTGTTTCTACAATATCTGGATGCATAGCTTTATTTAAATATACTACACCAGCCTCTTGATAATACCACATAGGCTGTACAGTATCTGGTAATCTATAAATATAATTCCACTCTTCTGGGAAATATTGATTCCTTTCTGGCATCAATGAAAGAATAAAGGCACGTCTTGCAGGTATTTCTATTTCTCTATTTTCTGGATTATGTTTTAACCAATCTTTAAAAAAATAAGAACCTGTTAAAATATAGTTAGGGTCCTTGAATATCAATTCAGGGTTCTGTAAAAAGACACTATCGCAATCACATAAAATAACTTCTGAAAATCCAGTGTGTTTTAAAATAAACGCTTTAATCTGCCAACCTTTCCAATGGTTTGGATTATCTGTATAATCATTCACATTTTTAAGAGATAAATTATATTGTTCTTTCACAGATTCTAGCTTGTTTTGAGTTAAGTCACTAACTTCTTGTCCAATCTGCCATAATTCTATTGGTAATGTGCATCCGAGTTCATTCCGTAAAAGGTGAATGTTACATAATAAAAGTTCCTCGTAACGTTCTAATATAGGAATAATAATGCCTATGGTCATTTATTGATATTATAACATAAATATAAATAAAGTTTTATATTTATAATCGTCAATTATAATTTTATATAGGAGCCCAAATATCCATAGAACTTTCACAAACATTTGAATAAATACGGGAGTACCCTAATTCTTCAAATATTTCCTTATGTGGATTTGGATTTGGGAATATGTGACTAAAATAATAATAGCTATTTTCTAAAATAACAATAGGTTTGTTTCTAAGAATTGTCTCTCTACTTCCTAATAAAACTTCGTTTTCATGGTTTTCAACATCAATTTTAATTAATGTTACATCGTTAAAATTATAATTATCTAACTTTACAACATCTATTTCGCTAGATACTTCAAAACTTTTATTTTGTTTATGAAGTGAAAACCCACCAAAATTATCTTGTTCAGTATTATATAAAATCATCTTTCCATCTTTATCGCTTAATGCGTTTTCATACAGGAAACATTTATCCCGATAGTCGTATAAGTTTTTTCTAAATATTTCTGCGTTTTTGGGAAATGGTTCAAATGAATATATTTTATTACAATTTATATATTCTGCAAAAAATAATGAATGATTACCTATATTTGCACCAATATCAATTATATTTTTTTGTTCCTTAAAGTTATCTTTCAAAAATTTTAATAGACCAGCTTCATAAAAGGTTTTATGACATTTAATCATATCACTAATATAATCTGTTGGGTTTGAATGCAAATACATTGTCGTGCTTTCACCATCATATTGGATGGTAATTTTTTCCATTATTGTTGGATATATTAAATTCGTTATTTTAAATACATTAAAATAAACTAATAAATTAATAAATTAATGCACAATACATTAATTGATAACGTACTAGGATATATTCAAGAATATTCTATAAAAGATGAAGAAATAAACATAGTTGGTTGGTGTTTTCACAAAATACAAGGTGTTTTACCTATCCGAGTAAATTATAATAATAATACTTTTTATGATAATTTTAGCAATACATTTAAACTATGTCTTCGTCCTGATGTATATAATGGAACATACAATAATAATAATATATTAAATTGTGGTTGGAATATGGACGTGAAACAACCAGAATTAATAGAATTGTTTAATTTAGAAATGAAAATAGACGGTGAATGGAAAACCGTGTTTGATTTTTTATTTTATGATACCAATTCGTCAAACATTCCTTCATTTATTGTAGTAGATAATTTTTATAAACATCCGAAACAAATAAGAGATTTTGCATTACGACAAAATTTTCAAGAACACCCTAAATATCATAAAGGAAAACGAACGGAGAAGGTATACAGATTTCCAAATTTGAAATCACGCTTTGAAGATATATTAGGATGTAAAATAAAAAATTGGGAAGAATATGGTGTAAACTGTTGTTTCCAATCATGTATTGCAGGAGAACAATTGGTTTATCATACTGATATTCAACAATATGCTGGAATTATTTTTTTAACACCTGATGCACCACCAGAATCCGGTACAACATTTTATCGCTCTAAAAATACGAAAAATATGAAGGTAAATGACGATTATAATGATGTTTTTACAACTGGAGTATTAGACCAAAGTCAATTTGATGTTGTTGACGTTGTAGGAAATAGATTTAATCGTTTAGTATTGTTTGATGCACAGATGATTCATGCAGCATCCTCTTATTTTGGAAATAATCTTTACAATGGACGTTTATTTCAACTGTTTTTCTTTGATTTGGAGATGAAAAATTGATTTATTTTTTATAACAATAATGTAAACAACAACAATTCATCATGTCAGCAAAACCCGTTATTATATCTATTGAAGGGAATATTGGCTCTGGAAAAACAACAATTTTAGAAAACCTAGAAAAACGTTTAGAACAAAATAAGTCCATATTGTTTTTGAGAGAGCCACTAGATGTGTGGGAAAGCGTTAAAGACTCACAAACTGGCGAAAATATATTGCAAAAGTTTTATGCGGACCCCAATAAATATGCTTTTGCATTTCAGGTTATGGCATATGCTACACGATTATCTATGGTTCGTCATGCAATAAACACTGGAAATGGTAAATACAAAGCAATAGTTCTTGAACGATCATTGGCTGCAGATAAACGTATCTTTGCCAAGATGCTTTATGATGATGGTAAGATTGACGATGTATGTTATCAAATATATCAAAAGTTTTATAAGGAATTTTCAGATGAGGTGGGACTTAATGGAATAGTATATATTGATGCTGATGCAGAAGTGTGTAAACAACGTGTTCAAAAACGCAGTAGACAAGGTGAGGATGGAATTCCTTTGGAATATTTACAGAAGTGTAAAAAGTACCATGATGAATGGATGTCGGACGAATCAATGGCTCTTAAAATAAAGACAAACCAGGATGTAACATATGATCCTGCAGATTCAAATGACCAAGGTAATAAATGGATTGAACAAATCACAAGATACATTTACGAAACAATGGAAAACGAAACAAACCATAACAAGTGGTAATTGATAGTACAAAATTGAATTTATTTTTTATTTACCCTAACGCAAATAAAAAATGATGACAGTATCTGATGGAATATGGTATTGTGCATTAATAATAACAGAAACTATTAGTATACCGTTTCGTGTAGGTTATGACATAATAGACCGCACAAACAAAACATATAAAAAATATAAACCCGACAGACCATTTACTGGTTACACCCATTAACAAATAGGAATCGCTTCATAATTATCATTCCCATCAATATTGACTTTGTTTATAGTATATCCTAAAGATTTTACGTAATCCATCAATTCGTATCGTGTGTTTGGAATTTTATCCCAATGATGACTATTTATATCCCAACATTCAAAAAATATTACTGGTTTGTTTTTCATAATGGTTTCAATGCCTCCTTTTATTACATTTAATTCTTGTCCTTCCACGTCAAGTTTAATAAAGTCTACCTTTTCCAATTTAAATGAATCCAATGTAAGCAGTTTATATCTGTGCAAATTAGTATTATTGTAATCGTCCATTGTTTCAATTAACTTACAGCCACCCATATTCGCTTTTTCTGGAAGATACATAGTTGTTTTTTTATTTATATCATCAATAAGAGCTGCGTGGTGTGGATAGATATTTTGCTCTTTATTGTTTATAAAGATGTTTCCACATAGTGAATAAAAAGAGGAATCATATGGTTCAAATGAATGAACAGTTCTGTTTTTTATGGCTAGTGGTATTGACCATGTTCCAATATTCGCACCAATATCTAAAATTATAGAATTGTCGTTCAAATAAGTTTCGGCATATTTTATTAGATTGTTTTCCCAATATCCATAATTAAGTAAACTATTGGATATCGTATCACCTTTGTAGCATAAATAACTATAATTGTCTAAACTTTTACAAATAGTTCTATTTGAAGAAGTCATGTTTTAATATAAAAATGTAATTTATCTTTATATCAAATTAGATACTGAACAAAGAATCAATTAAATTTTACTATGATTTTCACTGTTTCTTTCTTAATGCACTTGCAAGCAGATACTGATAATTCTTCGCGTTTTTTTCTCGTCTTAGTGTTGTCTACAGAGACACTATCCGAATCGGTTTCTGTGGGGCTGCGGCGTTTTGACGTACTATTACGGTGATTCATATCATCCTCTATGTCTGCATAATTGGTCTCAATAAAATCCACGATTTTATTTTCTATTGCCCACTTGAAAAAGTTCAATTGACCAATTGTGGTTTCCATAATTTTTGATTCATCGTATGGTATTGATATGCGGTCCCATCTACAAAATGGGTCAAAACGTTTCTTACTATACGCTTTTAATTTGAGCTTGTAATCATTGTATACCTTGAAACGTTGCATATCACCAGTAGTTTTAGACGGAAGTTCATAAACAGTGTAATATTTTTTAGCAAAATTGGTTACGAACCAATCCACGATACGAAGGGAAATTTTAGACTCACCATTAATAATTCGCATCATTTTATCTAGATTATCACGATGTTGGTAGAATTCCATAAGATTTTTCAATAGCAAATCATTTTGGGTATTTAGAGTAGAAGTATTAAGCGACATTATTATATTTAGTATTTTACGTTTTTATATTTTTTTGGGTGTTTAATATATAAATCATGGCAGATAAACCAAATTGTATAAAAGGAACCACGCCTTTTGATGGAGATTTAAAAGTATTTTTTGATTTATTAAAATTAAAGGAAAAGGCAGATATTATAAAAGGATTAAAAGATTATCCGTTTGATAAGATTATTTGTCCGACAATAGCTACTCTTGTTATAAGAGAAGATACAGAACAAACGTTATTTCATTTATTATCTAAGAAATGGACTGCATCATTAATTATAACAGCAGTTCCTAATGTGAATGAAATAATAAATGCTTTTGTTGAAAATCTTTATGAAATTATTGTTACCGATAAAAACTCCGACGTTATTAATAAAATAAAAAATACAACAGTATTGGGACAACCTTTTTTAGATTTTAAAGGTAGAAAAATAAATGGTTGGGGTGCTTGGATAAGCGGAAATTTATCATTAGATGCAAAAGAAACTGCTATTGAAAATTTAAAGAATGAAACTGACGAGGATATTCAAACCCGTTTAAATAATATGATAAATATTATTAGTCACATTCAAGGACAAAAAGTAGAAACTAAAGAAAGGTCACCGTCAACTGCGTCAACAGCATCTATGAAAACTGTTTCATCTACTGATTCTCTAGAGGTTGATGAAGAATTAGAAGACTTAAGAAAAGAATATGAAGACGCCGAAAAAAAATTAAAAACAGCAATTAATGCAAGCGATTGTCGTAAAATTAAAAAATATATAGATACTATTAAAAATAAAATTGATATTTATAAGAAAAGATGCAATAAGTCTTATTTTTATAGTTGTGAAAAAGAGGATAAACTTATAAATACATTAACGCCAATATTAGAAAAAAGAACTAGTGAATATAATAAATTGGATTGTCAATCAAAATTAGATGGCGGTAAGCGTAAAACAGCCAAGAAACAACGCAAAACACGTAAACCCAAGAAATCAAAACGCAGTACCCGTAAACATAAATAAAAAATATATAAATAAAAAACAATATTTATATATAGAGATGTCTGACGTATTAGTGCCAATATTAGTAGCTAATAATTATTTAATACTAGACTCAAAACGATTTCATAATTTTAGTCCCAATGCCATATACGCTTTTTCACTTATTCATAATTTCGGTTTGCATATATTTAGTTTGTATACATTTTCCCAGTTATTCCGGGCATTAATAAATAATGGAATTTCATTAGAATCAGGCTTTTACTTTAATCAACCATCTATGAGGTGGATACTTTTTCTGTTTTATTTATCAAAATATTATGAATATGTGGATACAATGATTTTATATGCCAAACACAAACAACCCATATTTTTACAGAAGTTTCATCATATTGGTGCTACAATTGTATGGCATTTGGGTTTTGTATATGAGTTTGAAGGTGTTTATTTTGCATCGTTGATAAATTCTGGCATTCATACGGTTATGTATGGTTATTATTTTTTGTCATTGTTTCAGGATATTCGGCCAATGATTAACAAATATAAAATATATATTACCTCGGCACAAGTTGGACAATTGGCGTTTGGCTTTGTAGCATTACCTTGGTTCTATTATAGTAAGGAATCGTTAGTAAATCAGCGAATAATTGTCGTATTTGATTTATATATTGGGTGTTTGATAGTCTTGTTTTTACAGTTTATGATAAAAAATTATAGTAAGAAGACCATCTAGTTATTAATGTTTTATAAACGTAATTAATCCTTTAACTTCGCCATCAGTTTCACTATAAACACAATCAAACGGCTCGTAATATTCCATCCAGGAATAGTTTCCCTGAATACAGGGCTCAGAGCGAAACTTACCTACAATATGGTGTTTTCCTAGTCCAGCGGCTTCCCATATTTTGCAATCAACATCATCACCAAACATAGAATCCATATGCCATTCACCCACACTGCTATGGAGTAGATGTTTTTCGTTTGGACCAATACGTGTGGATTTTAATGTGTTAGAACCCGTGATCCATCTACAAATTTGCAGAGGCAGATCCGTAGTATTGTGGAAATAGATATATTTAATAGGTTCTCTGGAACTTGACATTGTTTTAATTTGTATTGATTTTAATAGTTTTGTTTGTTAAAATCAATTTTCTATTGAAAACACTGAAGTTTACTTCCAATAGATTTATAGGAATGACCGTTATAAATAACGTTTTTATCTAAACATTTCGCTAGAGTTTTTTCGCTAATATGATGTTTTTTAATGCAATCATATTTTGATGAAAATTCTTTTACTAAATTATTATTTTCGTCATATTGACCAACACCGTCCTTATATAACAAAGGTTCTCCATTATTCCGATTGACAAATTCTTCCTTTAATTCATCATCGCATTTTTCGTATAACATATAATAATGCCCATTTGATATACTATTATTTCTAACTGGATTATCTAGAGCTGAGTTGGATTCGTAACCATTAGACATTGCGGCTGTTTTTCTGTCCAAATATACATTCAGAATTTCGGTTTTATCAGGATTTAATTTTGCAATGTAACCCAAATTTTGTATTTTGGTTTCTCTAGTTGGTTGTAAATCACGGACAATATTTGGGTCAAGCGCTCTATCAACGAATGCCCACCGAAACCCACAATAAACTGTATTTTCTTCAATAGCCTTGTTTATACTTGGTCTTTTTATATTGGCGTTTTCATTCATGCATTCTGTAACCGATTCGTATACTTTTAATAATTGTAGGGTTTCTGGGTTTATTTTTTGCAGTCGTGGTCCGAGTGTTGGCAATGGATTTCCAAAATTAGTTGTTGTTCTAGTTTGAGAAGAATTTAATTTTTCTAGGATGTCTTTGTTAGATTTTTCTAAGTTTGTTATCTTTTGAAGTAGCAATTTTTGTGTTTCTAATAGTTGATTTATTGTGTTTTTATCTTCTAATAATTGTTGTGGTTGATTCGTTAATGCGTTCATTATAGTTTCAAGTTTTAAGTTCATTGAATTATAATCTATTTCATCAAATTGTTTAATGTTGGTCTTTATAATATTATATAGAATTCCGTACGTTAAATTCTTTCCTATTAGAAAAAGTTCATTTGCATTTTCATGACCTGGTAAATCTTTTACTTGATTAAATTTAATATCATTGTGATTATGGATGAAACTTTCAAAATCCTTACTTCGTTTTACTGAAAAACAGTCAAGTATTAGAGATTCTTCATAATTGGATTTATGTTCATTGTAACGAGCTTCAATACCCCTTCTGCTTTCTCCGATTTTGATAACATATTCTCCATTTTCATATGATTTTACTTTTATAATGTAGACTATTGCACCTGCACTAGCGAATTCTCTAAGCAATAGATTGTGTTTTTCTAGTTCTTTATCTTTTTTGAGTTTCTCTATGGTTTTTTCTGAGTTTTTATTGATTTGTTCGGATTGTGTTAATGTATTTTTAAGTTGGTCTAATTCTCTTTTCAAAGAATATTGTCCAGATAAACGAATTTCTTTTACGACTTCACATACCCAATTTTGGAATTGTTCGGCTATAGGTTTTCTAGATTTAAAAAGTATTTTGTATAACCCCTTTTCAGTAAGGAACGTTACTTGTTGAATTCCACCAGGAGTGTTCATACTATGAACTACCTTTTCTGTTTCATCAAATTGTTGTATGGCTGAACGTATATTGTTTATTTCTAATATTTCACCAATATCGCTTGCCCTAAACAAAGGGGTTTCGCATGTCCCTTTTATTATAATTTCAGTATGTAAGTTATTGGAATTGAATGCTTTAACTACTTCCATTTAAAGGGCGTTATAATTAATAAGACGCCCTATTCTTTATATTTATTTCATAACAATTAATTAAAGAAGGGTGTAGCTAATAACGACCCCCTTTGCTTTTGGTTAGACAAAAGCAAGATTCTTTACCATAATAGAGTGATAAAATTTAATAAATTATTATATTCAAACATATATTATGATTGATACAAGGTTGAGCAAGGACTCTTACCTTAATAGAGTATTAATATTTTTGCTTCGCCATTAGGATGAGCAAACCTAACTATTAATATAAGAAATAAATTCTTATATTAATTTTTATGAGTTTTTGTTATTTTAATGAGAATTATTATTTTATGTTGGTCACAATAATTTGTGACTAACTAGTTCGAGTAAGCTACACCTGCCATTCCACTCATGACACGGAGGACGTTGTAGTTAACAGCGTATACGCGGACCTTGGCAGTGGCAACACCAGCAACTGTGGGACTGGAGAGAACGAGTTGGAGGACAGCGTTATCAATGCGGGAGAAGTTGCAGCTGCCTGAAGGTTGGTGTTCCTCAGGGCGGAGGGCAAAGGAATATACGTTGATACCACAGTCGGGGGCACGGGTGTGGTGTTGGAAGGGTTGGACTACGTCAAAGTAGCTGCCCTCACGCTCAGAGAAGCGGTCTTGGCCGTTGAGTTGGAGCTTGGCAGTGACGACGGGGTTTTGGCCCCAGCAGTGCATGTCAAGAGCAGTCTCAGAGAGGACGAAGACACCAGCATCGGAGACAAGGGAGCCCTCACGGCCAGCGGTTCCGAAAGGAACATCGGGCCATTGGTTTTGGGCAGCAGCACCAGATACCTCAAGAGCACCGGGCATTTGGAAGAGACCGGAAGCGTTAATGAAAGCGTTCTCATCTTGAGCAACAGAAAGGGGTCCACCGAAGGCATGGATGGCATTGGGGAGGGCATCAATGGAGTCAGTGTAGTTGAAGGGTTGGGCACCGAGTGTGCGGTAAAGGGTGCCGGCAGCATCAAGGGATGAGCAGTAGTCAACGTTAGCATCGGGTTGTACAACCCAGATAAGCTCCTTGCAGGGGTGGTTGAAGTTGAGCTTGATCTTGTTGGAGGATGAGCCTACAGACTCATCACCAGTGAATTGGACTTGCTCAAAGAGGTACTCGTGGGGGTTTTGTGCCATCTTGCGGCGCTCATCAGTGTCAAGGAAGATATAGTCAACATAGAGGGAGGCAGCAACAAGGGATTGCTGGTAGGCAGCAGAGACGGATTGGGTTCCGGATGTACCAGCAAGGGTTTGGACGGCCCAGAGGCACTCACCAATGGGGCGGATGTCAAGGTTAATCTTGACCTCGTGGTATTGGAGAGCAATAAGGGGGAGGGCAAGGCCGGGGTTGCGGTTGAACCAGAATTGAAGGGGGATGTAGAGGGTGGTCTCAGGAAGAGTGTTGCGGGGAGCGCAAACTTGGTTGGGGCCACCAGTGCTGGCGCAAGGACCAGAGACATCAGCGAATGTGGGGTCAGTGATGTAGGTAAGTTGGGTGGTGTTACCAATCATCTTGTAGTATCCGCGTTGTTGCTCGGAAGAAACGGTGAGTTGGTTCCAGATGTGCATCCAGTCACCATATTGGCGGTCAATGCGTTGACCACCAATCTCAACCTCAACTTGGGCAATCATTTGCTCACCAATGTAGTCTAACCAACGGGCATAGACACCCTTGTTGGCACCGGCAACGCCAGTGTACAAGCTCTGGTTAATCTCAGGGAGAGTAACTTGGAGGTATGTGCGGTAGGCAAGGTCACCGTTACGGGAGATGGTGCAGGTTACACGGCGACCGAAATCGGCTTGGCCGGAGAAGGTTTGCTCTATTGACTCCATAGCAAAGTTGGTGTGGCGTCTGTAAGACACCTTCCAGAAAGTAATCTCGGGGGTTCCAGTAAGGAACACGTCTTGGGCGCCATAGGCGACGAGTTGCATAAGTCCACCAGCCATTTTGGAATAATCCTTATACTATCCTCAAAGAAAATAATTTTGGGAGAAAACAATTAATTAATAATTAAATATGTATTAATTAATACAACAAACTAAAAATCGCTAAAAGTCTGCACATAGTAACTACAGAAAAAATAAATATTAATTACAGAGATTGATATTGTAATTTTTTCCTAAATTTAATAGCAATATATTTTTATGAAGTTCTTATTAAATACTTTTTTGAAAGTATTTAATAATCATGTTTTTAATCATGCTTTTTAGTCATTTCAAAAGGATCACTTGAGAAATTACTAAACAAAAAATCCTCTAAATAATTCTCTTGGAATATTTCTCTACGGTTCTCATGCTTCTTAGTAAAAATATAAGAATCTTGGGATTTTTTTATGCTCCATCCTTGGTCTAAAGCATTCATAACAAATAACATTTTACGCAATGAAGCTTTCTCTAATTTAATATTGTTTGGTAAATCACTAGATATTTCTAGTTTCTGTGACGATGACATATATATTTTATTGATAGACAGTTTTAATAGTATTTACGAGTTTTTTTTGTTATTACTTTTAAAGTTTTTCTTCTATTAGATCCACCTTTACCTTTACCTTTACTTTTACCTTTGCTTCTCCCTTTAGCCGTGGGTGCTGCTGTTGCTGCTGCCGAAGGAGGTTCGAGTTCTTCAGGAATACCAAACATATCTGAGGTTAGTTCTGTCTTTTTTTTTGTAGTAACAGCAGCAGTAGCTGCTCGTTTTTCAGCAGCGGCTGCGGTTGCGGATCGTTTTTCTGCGGCAGTAGGCATCTTAACTGCTTTCCTGGTAGTAATAAAATCTGAACTGGGTTGTGCTGCAGGAGGAGCACCCACATCGCCTCTAATAGCAAATGCGCTTTCTGCGGGTGCTAAATATCCAGCCAAAGAATTAATATTTATTCCGTAAAATGCTCTTAATAACATATAAGCTGCACGGACACCAGATGGTTGGTCACCGTTAGCTCCTATGCGATATTGATTTGAAATATCAAAACCATTAGTATATGCACCTCCTGCTGCAACAGAATTTATCTCTTGGAATAAATCACCAACGCTTTTTAAAGAACCACATGATACTAATTCAGAAAAAATTAATTGGTTGTTAATTAAAGAATCCCACATCATTTCAGATGATACTGACCCATGAGGTCTTTCAGCAAACAAATTCCTCCAAATACCAAGGATTGCACTTAATAGTGTTTTAAAAGTTTCATTTGCTGAAAGAGTAAGAACACTCTGGCCTTCTGTTACGTCTATAATTACTTCTACTTCTGGTAAATAAAACTCATTTATCTGAGCTTCGTATGTAACTCTTGTTCTCAATTTTCCTGAACTGTTTGTTACCTCAGATTTTCCATGATAATGTATAGGATTACTTTCATTATCGTTTCTAATATCAAACTCCATAGGATTAAATTCCTTTCTAGCTGGTGGATATATACGTTTAAGAGGGTAACATGATCCAAACGTCCCCTGTGCATCATTAACAGAACTTATTGGACAAATACGTGATTGTTCTTCTATTTCTATGTAGTCTAATGCGTCAGATGCTGCGTTATTAATAGCAACGACCTTTAAAGCACCTTTCTTTTGACTTTTTAATCCTGCCACTACATCTTTAATATCGTTTATATTTCCTAGGTACTTTGGACTCCCAGATGCATATCTTTTGAATGCATCTCTAATATTTTCATCTATTGAACCAGGAACGTGCTTTGTTGCTATTATATTTTCTATCATTCCACATTCACTTTGTAGAACAGTATTGTTTTGATATACAGTTCTTGAAGTAATATTGTCTCCAAGTATGAATCTCTTTCCACCGCTAGCTACAGTTACTGAAATCATTTGGACATTTCCACGTTGGTCAGGTGTAAGACTCCCAGAATTAGACCTTGCCTCTTCTTTCTCTGCTTTCTCTAATAAACGAATCTTATGGTCTACAATTGTCCTATAAACATATGCAAATAATTTTATAATATTATCTAAAACTCTTATTTTAAACTTTTTAACTTTTGAATCATCCCGGTCTCCTCTTCTTGGGTTTAAAGCAGTCATAAAATATTCATGTTCCGAATCAACTGGTCTTTTATATGTGTTTCTGTATGTTTTATCATTTACAACAAGCATTAATTCATCGTCGCTGTGAACTATAAGAGGATCTAAAACTGTATCAATTGTCTCTTTTAACTTAGTAACATCTGTATTATCTATGTTATATAAATCATTTAATTCAATATCTCCTGACATAACATCTAAAATAGGTTTAAATTCAGGTGTGGTTTCTATTATAGATTCTACATTATCAATACTGCCTCCTTTTTGATTAAAACCACCGGCCGCTCTGCGTGGAATTCCAATTTGATTTGGTATACGGGGTCGTGTTGCTTGACCGCGTGTAAATGGATTAAACCCTGTTTTTTTACCTTCAATTTGTCGTTCTTCTTCTACAACAACTTGAGCTTGAGGAATTGATGCTTTAAAGTAATCAGAATATTGGTCCTCTAATGTTTGTAATAAAATATGTAACGAATCTATATTGTCCCAATCAATTAAGTTTCTTTCAGAATCCAATAAAAAGAGAAACAATGCATGCTCTATATTAGCGTTATTAAACGAGTCGTATGGGTTTTTATCAGCTTTCTGGTAAAACAAATATAATGTACCCATAAGTTTAAAATAGTCTGCCAAATCAGATTCTTTATCTTTAATGGCATTTCCTAATGCCGAACGCATTAATTCACAATGGTGTTGATAACCGCCCTTTTTTCCGTGTGGTCTAATATTACCAATTACAAAGACTTTTGATTCATATATTAATTGTTTAATATCTTGTATTATTCTAGCACGCTCTCTGGTAGTTTTGGAAACACCTATAAACTCATTTATATGACCTACTAAACCATTTAATTGGCTGATGTTTTCTTTCTCTACTCTTTTACACCAGTTTCTTAAAAAAGGAACAGATTCACATACACCGAATTCAGAATAGTCATCTTCGTTCTCGAGCATTTTATCTTCCATAACGAATTCTTTTTTGCGCTTGGGTCCACCGCCCAATAAAGGATCAATGCCACTAACTATTTTAGTAAAATTGTCAATAGTATTACGAATAGTTTTCATTCGTGCTGAAAAGTTTACAGCATTAAAGTCGTGTAAAAAATCATGTATAAATATCATTACTAACATAAAAGTTGCATCGTAATCACTATGAAACTTTATTTCTACCATTTATCTAAAGCTATCTTTAAAATATATTCAGAAAATAAAACCTACATAAAAACACGTCAGTATTTTATCTATAATGAGCTCAAATAAAAATGCGAAAACGTTGCAGAAACAACAAGCAAACACAATAGATGAGAAACACAACGAATTATTAGAACATTTTCGCGACGTAGAAATCAGGCGCATACCAGAGATTGATAATGAAATAAATAGCTTGAAAGACCAAGCAAAAAAACTAAACGAGGGACAGATAGAACAATATTTGGACATACGCGATAAAATCCTGTTTTTACGATCAGAACTTAAATTATTAAAGGGTGAAAAGAAACGTTATTTATTAGACAATTCTAAATACATTTTTCATTATTTTGAACAAAAGCAGCAGATATCTAGCGGTACATTAACTACACAGAATTCTAATGCGGTGAACTCATTTTTTAAGATTAAATCGGTTACCAATGAAGCTGCCAATCCACAAAGTGATAAATATGCACAATCTAAGAAAGCCTATCAAAACTATTGGAGAAATGTAGGCAGTGAATTACCCAACATTCAGAATTTTATTATCACATCCGATTTGTGTGAAATATGTAATATTGGTGAGATGATACCTCAAGATGAAGAGGGAATATTGATTTGTAATAATCAGGGTTGTGGTAAATTTATTACATATATTGTAGATAGTTCTAAACCCACAAACAAGGAGCCACCGAATGAGGTTTCTTATACTGCTTATATTAGATTGAATCATTTTAAAGAGATTTTATCACAATTTCAGGCTAAGGAAACAACACAAATTCCTGAAGAGGTTATTAACGCAATTAAGGCAAGAATTAAAAAGGAACGCATCAAAGACATGTCTCTTATTAATTATGATAAAATGAGAGATATCCTACGTAAATTGGGTTTTAATAAATATTTTGAACATATTCAATATATTAATTCATTGTTTGGTATTAAACCACCTATTATGAATGAAGAATTGCATGAGACTCTGTGTGTTTTATTTATTGAGATTCAAAAACCATGGGCTGTTCATTGTCCAGCGAATCGCACGAATTTCTTTAATTACACGTATACATTACATCAATTATGTGTTTTATTGGATCAAACGCAATATTTGCCATATATTCCTATGATGAAGGACCGTGAAAAACAATTAGAACAAGACATGATATGGAAAAAAGTTTGTAATGATTTAGACTGGGAGTATTTTCCGAGCGTCTAGACCCATTTTATTTGTAAATATTATTTTATAAATAAAGTTACGTTAAATCTCTAAAAATAATTTAGGCATATCAATTATACCATGGACATTAGAGACGCTCAATTACTGCAAAAAGATGCCACCATAAACAAACTTAGACAGGAAAATTCAGTATTGACAGAAATCGTAGATAATCTCAGGAAACAATTAGAAAAGTATACTAATAATGACCGTCATAAAAGGTATTACGAACAAAACAAAGACAAGGTCAAGGAAAACGCTAAACAATATTTGAACCGTCTAAAAACAGAGAACCCAGATAAGCTTAAGGAATATCGCCATCGTGCTTATTTGAAACGTAAGGATAAGATTATGAAAACAGACATTGAAAATCCTATTGAATTGCAACAATAAATTTTATCAGTAATAGATAAAATTTATATTAGTATTTGATTGGCTGCATTTACATAGCCATTTTAAGCCCACCGATTAAATTTACACCAGCACCAAATCCTGCACCACCACGGACTGTAGCACCAGCAGCAGGGATGAACACATCAAGGATGCTGAATACAGCGGCGGCAGTTAAGGCAATGATGACAATTTCCTCAACGTTGAGGGGTTTCTTGGGGATCAATAAGGCTACAACCGCAACGGCTAAACCTTCGATTAAGTACTTAATAGCACGTTTAACAAGCTCGTTGAAATCAAACATACCACTCATTCTGGTTATATATTATAATCAAACAAAATAATTTTTAGTATTAATTATTCCTAAAATAAATAATATTATATGTTAACAAAACACTTAAACAGATTTCTCATAAAAATCCTATATATTGCTAAAGATGTCGGCATTTGAAAAGAAGACTTTGCCAGATGGTCAAAAAAATCCTAAATATGTTGATTTGTGTGATGAAGACCAACCAATTGCTGGACAAAAGTTCTGTTGCATGTCATTCGTATCTCCTGAGAAGATTCTTAAAAAGCGGGAAGTATTGTTATTCAACTCCTTCGTTAAAAACTGGGATTTTGCTAAATCTATGGAAAGATACCAAGATTTTATACAATTTCTCTCTTTTAAATACAATTTAAAAGTAGATGATGTAATTACTGATTTTAACGACTTTATTAAGGAAGAGGGTGACAAAATAAAGAGTGTTGGTGTAGAGGACGACTACAAGAATTTTGTAGACAAGCACGAGGAGAAGTTCAATGAGCAGTTTAATCGTGAACACGCTTTCCAGACAAACGTGCGTGGCCTAAAGGTACGTGGTGTTTTCTCAACACAAGAAGAGGCAGAGAACAAGTGCAAGTCATTGCGCAAGCACGACCCAAATCATGATATCTTTGTTGGTCCAGTTGGTATTTGGATTCCTTGGGACCCAGATGCTTACAAGACTGGTAAGGTAGAGTTCTTGGAGGAGGAGTTGAATCAACTTCATAATGAGAAGATTAAGAATGAGACTCTAGCTAAAGAGGAGTTTGATAAGCGTGTTATGGAGACTAAGCGCAAGGCAATTGAGGAAAATATTAAGCTTGCTAAGAAGAGTGGAAATGTATTGACCCAAACTATTGATGATGATGGTAATCTGATTGGTGTAAAAGAAACCGTCAATTTTGATGAGCGTGAAGTTGCCGATGTTGAGTCTACAAAACTCCATAATGAGTTGCTTGCTAAGAAGGCAAGAGAAGCACTCGGTGAAAACAATGTCTAATGTTATAATGGTCTCTAAGTATTATTAAAAAAGATATAAACCTATTACTGTTTATATATTTAGGTTACGATGCACACCTTCTCTCAAATAGCACATAAGACTACTAGTGAAACTGATGAGTTATACAATTTCTCTACAAATATCAATTCAAAGAATATGAAGTTTGATTTTTGTAGTAAAGCACATAATCATGAATATGTTCCAAATCTCACAATACCATTTGAAAGTGATATGACAAACAGATTAATGAAAATTTTCTTATTCATGTTTGCTGTTGGTCCTATTGATTATTCTATACAATCAAAATTTTCATATTTTAAGAAAACAATAGATAATAACTTTATGACTACTAACCAACGAGATGAATTTATTAGTAGGTTTTGCAAAATACAGCGACATTATTGGGCATTGAGTAGAGCAGTTTATAGATATAAATGGAGAAAAGCTTCTTGTCGCATTCAAAACGATTTGATATTAACTCCTATTAGCGAATCACAGCATAATGTTGTTACTATTTTTCAGAACAACAATAAGTATCTATTTACTGTATCTGATATGCGCACTATTATAGAAGGTGCGTTAAGCAATTCACCTTATATGTTTGCGCACCCATTAGCACCTAAGAACCCTTATAATAATTTGCCATTTGATAAGGCAACATTATATCATATTTATTTCTTTATGAAACAGGGTAATTTTGTGTTGTCTAATTTGTTTCATAATTACTTTTTATGCGATTTTAGTTTAAACAATTTTAAACGCGAAAATGAAGTTATTATCCGTAAAAAACACCTTGATCATTATGTTAAAAACGCACCAATTGGTGATTTGTATCTAGAAGCAATTGATATGTTAAGATTGCATAAACAAACAAGGCGTCTACAAATTGATAAAGATTTTCCTGCATCTAGATTCGTTGAAATAATGAGACCATATTTGGCGTTATATTATTCGCAAATTTATAGTTTAGATTTAGCTGAACGTGATAATTCGGAATATGAATTGAAAATATTATTGCGTAGGTTTGCAATGTACAATCCACGGTTTGGTAAGAAATGCTTTAGAATAGTAAAGGGAAAACCAAATGAGATGTATTTTCTTGATGATCATATAAAATTTCAGAGAATCAATCGTTGTATTAGTTATCAACGATCTCATATAGATTTTACTGAAAGGGATAATAGTGATCTAGTTGATAGGATAATTAGACAATCCATATCAAGAGAAACTTCTATTATAATGCAGGTTAATGATAGAGACCCTTCCGAAGAGGGGGAAGTTAGCGATAATAGTGAAAGCAATGATGAAGGTAGTGAAGACGATGATGATGATGATGAAAGTGATAATGACGATTAACTTTGTAACTTTGTAACTTTGTAACTTTGTACCGTTGTAAATAAATTTGAACACGATTAACAGGAAGATCGTGAAAAATTAAAGTCATCAGGATGAAAGTAATAAATATCTAACAGAATGGTGTAAAAACTTGAAGAAATAAAAATTTTGATTATGAACAACATGTTCATTATCAAAAGTTAGGGAATATGTTATTTTACGCAACAGTAGTAATAATCATTATTAAATACGGTTTTAGTTTTAATACTTCTACTCATTATTACGTTCATATCTATGAGAAAGTGCCAAATGAATATATATTTCATTTAATAATTCAAATAAATTAAAATTTTTATCATATGGCTGAAATCTTATAAAACGACATTTTAATTTTTGATAAATATAACTCTCTCTTTGAATGTCTTTTAATTTATTTTCACTATTGTTGCGACACACTCCCTGTAAATTAATAAAATAAGGGAGGGTTCAAAAGGGAACCTACGGTTCCCTTTACCATTTCGTCTTCTTAACATTAATCTGCTGTCCCTTCGTCTTCTTAGATTTATTAGGGTCATAAGCATCATCTTCATCATCTGAACCCATGCTCTTAGATATTTCCCAGAATTCTTTAGACCCCAACTTGAAATCAGGATGGTCTTGGGCTTTATACCAGAAAATCTGGTCGTTTAATTTATTAGACTTAGCATTATTATTAATAACCAAACATTCATAATTTTCGGTGGTCTGGTCCATGACTGCACAGAAAGATTCTAATGTGGGAAACATACTCGCATAGTTCTCCCATATTCTTTTACGATTTCCTAGCGTTGGCTCTCTTAAAATAAAAACGTAATCAATGTTGGTGCGAAGATTTGGTGGAATTCCAAGTGGATATTGCATAGTAATTATCAACATAATCTTCCAATGTCTGCCGTTCATGAATAAAAGACGCATAAGCTTATCCTTTGTCCAAGACTGGTCATAGAGACAATCATCTAAAATAACAAATGTACGTGGGTCAATAGTAGTTTTCTTGTATATTTCTATCTCTTTGTTTACCTGTTTTAAAACCATCTTTTGGCGTCGCAATACATTCTCAATCAATATACTATTATATTCTTCATGAATAAATAATTTAGGGACGTGAGCAGCATAAAATCCATTACCTGCTTCTGTTCCTGAAATAACTGTTCCGATAGGAACATCTTGATGATAAAACAATAAATCTCTTACTAAATATGACTTACCCGTATCACGACGACCAATCATAACAATAACAGGTCCTTTGTTTTCATCTGGCTTAAATGTAATTGCTCTCATATCAAACTTTTTTAATTCCAATGTCATTATCAATCAATATATGAATATTGATATATTATAATTAATCACTCTAAACTAATATTTATTAAGTATTAAAAAAATACTCAATAGCCCTAATAAGTTTAGAAAGGAAAATTTAAAATATATAAACCACTTATACAAAAATGAGCAATTTAGATGATACTAAATTCAACATTCATTATGTAAAACAAAAGCCCATTAATTTAGGTTCTTTAGAGAAAGATTATGAATACAACCCAGAAGATTTAGAGTATAATTATAATCCATTCCAACTAAACAAATTTCAGAATTATAATCCTGTCTATTCTCTTTTCTTTGATTTAACTGAAAAAAGTTATAACAAAATCGCATTGAATCATGAATACCACTTTGTAAATATGAATAAAGTTATTCATTGTGACACTCAAGAAACATTAGAAAAGCCAGTATTCATTAAACACTCGCCTCTTGTTGACCCCATAAGATACATGACTGGAAAATACAAAGATGATATGGATAAAATGAATATTTTACCCAATCCATTTTCCGATGAGGTTCCTCTTCATAAAATTTCATATTACAATAACACATCTTACACTGATAATTTCTTTAGTTTTTTGGCATCTAAATTAATGCATAAACATGATTTTGTACACGGAGTAGATTATTATGGCTCATTTTTAGGTGTCCAGGAAAAATTTAAAGCAAATATATCTGATGATTTGGAATATTTGAATTCATCGGATTATTTCACAGAGAATATGAATAAACTATTTACAGTTTCAGTTGATACACCAAATGAGTTTGCTAATTTTGGCTCTCGCAGAAATAAAAAAAAGTTGCAAATAGATGACGCTTCAGACGATATTAGTGTGGAAGACCTAGATGTTATTAATTCTACTGAACCTGGTGAACAACCGGATTCTAATGAATTGGTTTATGAGAAAGAAAATAATTCTACGTCTAGTGGGTCATCAGATAGTTCAAATAATAGCGAAACCAATTATAGTGTAGATGATGACCAAGAATCTGACAATAGCAATGAATATGGTTCAGATGAAAATAGTGATAGTAATTGGGGAAGTGATTCTGATGGTTCAGATAACTACGATGACGATGATGAAGAACAATCCGAATATGCTTTTATAAATAATTTTCCGGTTCAACTCATCTGTTTGGAGAAATGTGATGGTACTATGGACGAGTTATTTGTTAAAGATAAATTAAATCAGGATACGGGTGCTGCTGCATTAATGCAAGTAATAATGTCTTTAATTGCATACCAAAAAGCCTTCAATTTCACACATAATGATCTTCACACAAACAACATTATGTACGTGAATACAGAGAAAAAATATTTATATTACCGATATGATAAAAAAACATACCGTGTTCCCACCTATGGTAAAATATTTAAAATCATAGATTTCGGTCGTAGCGCTTATAAATTCAAAGGACAGTTATTTTTCAGTGACAGTTTTGCCCCTGGTGGAGATGGTGCAACACAATATAATTGTGAGCCTTTTATGAATGACAAGAAACCACGTATTGACCCTAATTATAGTTTTGATTTATCTAGATTAGGATGTTCTATTTATGATTTTATTATTGACGATGATAAGCATCCTGAGAATTTTGATGAATTACAAAAAACGATCCATAGATGGTGTTTAGATGATAATGATAAGAACATTTTATATAAACGCAATGGTGAAGAGCGTTATCCTAATTTTAAATTATATAAGATGATTGCACGCACTGTTCATAAGCATACTCCACAAGAGCAGTTGGGATTCTCTTTCTTTAGTCAGTTCTTATCTAAGAAAGTAGGTGAAGAAGTTATGGATATTGATGCTTTGCCAACATATGTCTAATAAATTTATTATACAGCAATAAATTTATTATTATATTTGATACTATGGAAAATATTGTTGTTGAAGAATCAATAGAATCGGTTGTCAATCTATCAATAACAGTAGAACCTGTAGATGATGGTCGTGGACCATGGTATTGTTACATCCTTCGTAATCGTAATCCTAAATATGCACATTTATCTTATAATGGCTCTACAAATAACCCAAAACGCCGCTTAAGACAACATAATGAAGAGATCTGCGGTGGCGCCAGATACACCCATGGTCGTGGTGGTGGATGGGAAATATATGCTTTACTTACTGGTTTCCCCGACCATAAAAATGCTCTTTCTTGTGAATGGCGTATTAAACATACGAATGGAAAACCCGGAAAAAGACCTGATAAACATTGTGGCACTATTGGTAGAATTATTGGTATAAATGATGTATTGAAACTAGACCGCTGGACAAAACAATGCACAATAGAAAATAAAAATATACAAATGACTCTTTATTTAGCAGAAGATGTAATGAAATATATAAATGCATCAGAACTTCCTGAGAATGTTACAGTGTTAGCAGGTATACCAAATTTTTAGCGACTGTACTCGTTTTCGTTGAACCACATGCCTTCGGCTTCTAAGCTTGACTTTAGTTCGGGGGTTATCTTGTAAATATGAGCAGTACTTGCTATTAATTCTCCGGCTCCTACACCGAAACCAGCGCTTCTAAAATCACGCATATAAAACTTTCCCTTGTTGCCTACAGTACCTGTTGCTTTCAAGCAATAAGCAACAGGTTGATTCTTGCGATTGGTTGCCATTACTAAATAACGTGTTTCAGGTGTAACTTCCGAAATACTGGAAATAGTAGTTCCAACTCTAGACAAGACGGGAGCCATCAATTTGGCTCTTAACTCAGGCTTAGGAAGCTGGTTAGGGTGTCCAATACGGGGCTTGGGAGGGAAGACCTCATCAGTTCTTGCTGCGGTAGATCTTTTGGAACGGGCACCGGTGGCCCGTCTACGTCTTGATGAGCTAGATGACCTAGACGACTTAGACGAGCCAGACCAGTCACTGTCTGATCCTGAGCTACTTCTCTTCATTGTTCTTCTGGACGATTTGGGCATAAACGACTATACATTAGGATGATATTTTTTTGTCCTAAACCTAAAAAGTTTTCAATTTTTTATGAGTGCCCTGACTAGGACCTAAATATATATTTACATACTGTAGTTTTAAAACCATTAAAATTAGAAGACGCAGCTACAGTATATGACCCAAAATTTTCAACGTAAACTATTTCACTTATTGCCAACTCTGGCAACATGATCTCATCAGCAATTAAATCTATACTATCACATGTAGGTCCAAATAGACGGCTCTTAAAAAGCTTACCGTCACGTTCATTAAATGGTAGAATAGTAGGTACATTATGGTCAAAATAAATACAATTAAAACTACCATAAATACCATCATTTAAATAATATACAATCATTTTCTCACCATTATCATCTGTTATAATCTTTTTCCCAATAACATTCAATACAAGTGTGTGTGTTTTCTCAGCAAAATAACGACCAGGTTCTGAAATAAATTTAACTGTACCTGATTCAACTTCCATAGAGAAAAAATCATGAATTCCATCATTCACCCGTTTTGCTATCTCTTCAAAGGTTATTTTGCGGTCCACACCTGGGAACCCACCACCAATATCTATAATAGATACTTCTATACCAATCGTCTTTGCAATATCTACTGCTTCTCTACAATCCTTAATCGCTCCATAAAAATTATCACTAGAACTACACCCACTTCCTACATGAAAACTAAATCCAACAACCGCTAATTTCAATGTTTTTGCGATAGTAAGTAATTCTAATACTTGGTCTAATTTACAACCAAACTTTTTATTAAATTTACATAGGCTTTTACTATCATCTACAGCTAATCTGAGAATTAATTTTGCATAGGGATGATATAATTTTATTTTATATAGTTCCTCTTCACAATCAAACGTCATTAAATCTACATCATTTGCTCTCGCATACCTAATTTGAGACGTCATTTTACAGGGATTAGCAAAAATAATACGAGTAGGGTCTTTCGTAATCTCTATAATAGTTTTCATCTCTGTTTCTGATGCACAATCAAAATTCGCACCCAATGATGCTAGTGCATCTAATATTACAGGATTAGGATTGCATTTCACTGCATAATACGGATGCACGTTAGGTAATAGTCTCATCCATGTAGAATATGAATTTACTATTTCTCCCAAATCAATAATATAAAATGCCCGCTCACTTTGGTTATCTTCTAAGAAATCATTAATAATATCATATGTGTCACGGTCAGAACCGTACAATTTTGCCTCGTACCTTTGTAAAAGGGCATTATCCAGGGTTTTCATCTCATTATATTTCGTTTCAATTGATTTTGAAGATTCTATTCGGTTTGTACTAGCATCTATTAAATTAAAAACATTTGAAATAGTAGCCATTTACATAAATAGTTTACTATGTTTATACTTTTTTTACCATATTAATTAATTAATTAATAAAATTTTTTACTTTTTGCTTCAACTTTTATTTGAGAAAAATTGAATTGCAACAGCACACATATTATAAATTTAACCTGCAATAATAAGATGTCTTCATCTACGTCTTCAGACACAAACATTCGCAAAGCCTTAAAAAAGCTGAAGGAAATTGACGTATTAAAAGGACGGCATAACATAAGCCAAGAAGAAGATGAAAAAATAAAGAAAGAGGCTTATTATAGACGCATTCTTGACCCATCCTATAGGACAGAAGAAGAGAAAGAGCAAGAACAACGAAAATATGATATGTTACAGAGGGAAAGAGATGTTATGAAGCAGCGCCAGTGCGAACGTCATAAAAAAAACCAGAAGAAAAAATTAGAGCACGAAGCTAAGGAAAGGAAGAGAAAGGAAGATGAAGAGGCTAAAGCAAAGGAACGGGAAAAGGAACGAGAAAAGGAACGGGAAAAGGAACGAGAAAAGGAATGTGAAAGGACAATCGCATATTGCAAAGACCCTTTGGAAAAAGAATATTTATCATTATTAGTTGAAAATAAAAATGATAATGGCAAAACGTTTCGTATGATGTCTAGAAAGTATCACCCAGACAAAAACCTAGATAATAAAAAATGGGCAGAAGAAAAGCAGAAACAATTAGAGAACATTCGTTCTAAATATGATAAAACCCAGTTTACGTGAATTTAATTATACAATAAACTATCATAGTGAATACGTTCATCGCAGTGTACAATTATTTGGTTATTTTGTTTTTTTTAGTTTTCCTTGTTTTTCTTTTATTTTTTTTAGTACTTTGCTTTGTTTTGCGACCACCTTTGTCTCTGTATTCTTCTGGCACACGGCCAAAAGCTGTTAGGATAGGATGTTCTGCTCTCCATTTTTTTGATTCAATAACTTTTTCTTTTGTTTCAATAATATTAGCAGGGTAAGATATTGCATTAACCTTTGGTACTTTCCTAGTGTCCCAACGTTCAGCACGGTGGGTCGCACGGTCATTACAACGTAATATTAAGACCCAGGAATCTATAAGAGGCTCTTGAATTGTTGTTGAGGCGGTGGGATAAAAGTAGGCAATTATTTTATACTTTTTCTTTTCACTAGACAAAGTATTATAAATTGCCCAGACGGAATGTTGTGGGTACCCCGACTCCTCCGGGAGGTTAGTAATCTTATTGCGTTTACTTAAATTAATTAACGTCTGTCGTATGTAAGATTTTTTATCATCTTTAACATAAATTATTTCTTTATCTCCGTTCCCTGGTTTTGTCATTGGTTTATATATTCCATTTATTTCACGGTAGTCGTAATCGTAGTTCTTATTGAATTTTTCGGTAGGATCGCTATCTGTAGTAGTATATTGGTGGATGCTGAAACCAGATACTAGAACAGGGTCATAACCAGATGAGTCATCATCAGACAGTGTTGTCCAACTATTCCAATCTTGAGTGTCGTACATATATTCATTGGGGTTGGGGGGAACGAATCTTTCCATCTTATTTTTAACTATATATTAATAATAATATTTTTAATCAAATCCTAAATTTTTTAACAAACTATTGTAACGCTTGAAAAATTGAAAACTTTTTAACGGACTATAGATTACATTACAGAAGACGAACAATATTAAGACACTATGTCAAAATCAGCGTACGGTATCCCTCCATCTCTCCGTGAGATTATGGATGATAATGGAGAAATTGATGAGGTTAAGGATGAACCTGAGTCAAATGATAAACCTGAGGTAAAGGATAATTCTGAGACAAACGATAAACCAATTCCATCTTCAGTATCTCTACCAACCAAGGCCGAGCGCCTAGCCAAGTTTCTTGCGTGCGCCAATAACCTTTTCGCCAGTGACCTTGACTATGTGTTTGACATCGCCAATGGAAAAGCACCCAGCGACGACCATTTGGCAATGGAGTTCTTTGGTATTAAAGAGGAGTAGTTTTGTTATGTAGAAATAGTAAAAAAATGAAAAACTTAGATTAGTAATGGTAATTGCCTTACTAATCTATTTTTTAACATATTAATTACAAAAATAGAGAAAATTGATTCCTTTTTTTTAATAACCATCAATAAGTAAAAAAGGAACACAGAACAACGATATTTATCAAGATGATGGAAAGACTATGGCAAGTAATGGGCAAGTTAAAGGAAGCACCAAAAGAAAAAAGATTCAATGATACTTGGACAGAAAACACGGTAATATTGACGGACAAACCCGTGTCAGCTAATTACGCAAGAATACATCACATCATCAAAAGCAAAAATCCATTGGTCACGTACATAGGACCAGTGACAAAATATTTAAATTGTGAGTCTTGTTACAATGGGAAGGAAGAAGGTTTTAGTGCCGCATGTTGCGAGGTTCTTTATAATCCAGAATTTGACCTTACACAAACAAACATTCCCAGTGGCACTATTTTGTTAGTTGTTATAAAAGTAAATGGACAAATATTTGAAAAGAAGACAAAGTTTATTAGCGCAGCGACAGAACCATGGTATGAATGGGCCAGAAAGGATGGAAATCCTCTGTATTTGAACAAATTATTTATGGACGGGCTTTTTGAACACGAAAGAGAGGCGTTGGATTTTACAGATTGATAATAAATAAATACAGATTCAAATATATATTTATTTATTTTATTTTTTATGTTTTCTTGAACGACCTTTTCTTGTCTTCTTTGAGCGTTTTCTGCGAATGCGTTTGCTTTTTCCACCATTGGAACTACTCTTCCAAAACAGATTTTTTTTCAATTCTCCACTAACAGGCTTGTTTTCGCCCCTCCACATTCCTTTTAATTTTCCTATTAAATCGCGTTTGTCCCATTGCTTCTGGTTCTGTTCGCGCTTCACGATGCGGCGATATCTCCTGTTAACTTCTTTTTGATATTCGGAAAGACCATCTTCTTCATCCTCCCCCAACATTGCTTCATTTTGAGAAGGTTCTTGTTTATCAACGTTTACATTTTCTTCTGGCGTTACTTCTGGCGTTACTTCTGGCTTTTTTTCTGGCGCATCTAAAACATTTTTTATTAACACATTAATCTTGTTTATTTTATCAGTACTAATATTATCGCAATCAGGAACGTTTATCTTGTTGCACGGCATAATATTATAATATATATATATAAATTTTCTAGAGTAAATTTTCTAAAATAAATTTTCTAAAGTACCCAATGAAAGAAAAGTTTATAACCGATGAAGAAAATTGATTTCTTTTTAACTTCAATAACTGTAAAGAAACGAATCAAAATGTCGGACATTGAATCCACTGGAACTAAAATTTTAGAATATAATTTAGTTTCTACTAAATGGCGTTTCTATAAGATAAATAGCAGCGGGTCTATTGTGGTGAACGTCACCAAGGATTTTAATTCGTGGGATTGGGATTTAAGTATAAAAAACAACATGGAAAAATTTACAAGCGATGTTAATATTAAATTACAAGAAGGTTGGCGTCCTTTGGGAGCGCCTATATTATCAGGAATCTGGATTTCGCGAAGGGGCGATGGAGATGGCGAAAGCGCCATCCAAGCAATCGTTCGTGAGAAACTTCCAAGTCGGTGAAATGTAAACGTTTTATAAAAAATTGATTACTATTATACGCAATAACTTTAAAGAACTTGAGCAAAATGTCGGATATTAGCGCAAAAATGGACGAGTTTATTAATAAAACAAAACCTGTGGAAACGGTAGGTGAATTTTATATATCTATTGCCGATTTAATAGATGGAAAAGAGGTATATAATAAAATGCGTGCTAGTAAGAGTCCCGGTTACGAAATATTCGGTGGTGATGGATATAGTAGTTATTCTTTATACAAGTCAAGCGCAGAAAAAATATATTTATGCGAGATTGATTGCCAGAGACCCTCCAAATATATAGAAATAACTAATGCAAGTATGTTGTATACAGGATAAAAATTACAAATGTATTAGATATCGGCAAACTAACTAACTAACAATTTTTAATTATTATGTATTAAGTTTATATAATGGATTCTAATATAAGAGAATGGTTGGCGTTAGAAAATATTGTAACTAAAAAATTTAAACAAAAGTATTTAGCACCTTTGTTGCCAGATAAAAAGGATAAATGCTCGGAAGAAGAAATTGATAAAGATTGCGAATCAAGAAACAACAATAATTGTCAAATTTATTATAGCTCAAGCACCAACATAAAAACATGTGTAACTAAAACACGTATAAAACGTTTTGAATCAACAGAAAAATCACCGATTGTTTATGGTAAAAACGGAAATTCATACAGATTAATGTCTACAGTAAAGTTTGATGGAATTATTAACGGTACCGAAATTTATTATTATATTTTTTTATCACTATCAACTAGTAACATTTATATATTATTTCCTACTGGAACGGTGTTTACAAACGATGAATTTCAAAATACTGAACTTAAATCATTTCTACAAAAACTAATTAGTAAAATATTACAAGAAGTATTATCTTCTAAACAAAAGGTAATTATATGTGGACACTCAATGGGATGTGTTCTTTCTCTGTATACTGGTATGATGATTCAAAAAACAAATGAGGATTTTTTTAATTCCAAAATTATAATTATTGGTTCAGCTCCTTTCAAATATTCAAACGATTCGTTTTTTTCTAATTTACCTAATGTAAAAATATTTGTATTTTGCCAAATAGAAGACAATAATGACAATAATAAAAAAGCATTTATTGATTGTTTTGTTGTTAAAGGAATGAATGAGTTTAATTATAATCCGTTAACATATTTTACTGAAGACGATAATAATAATGGTATTTTAATTGATAATATTAATGATTACACAATTATTGCTCGTAATAATTTTATTTGTTCTGCAATGCATAATTGGGAAAACTATTATTCAGTTTTAACAAAAATTTATCCTTTTAATACAATCAAAAGGGTTGGAGGCAGAATTCGTTCATACAAGTTGAGAAGAAAGAAGAGACGAACTTTAAAAAAAACATAATCAAGAAAGTAATGTATTTATTTTTATAACTCTTTATAGTATAAAAACAATATGAATATCCCAGAAGAAGAAGAAATTGATTTGGTCAATGCAAAAAATGCAATTAATAACATAAACGAACGCCTTGAAGAATTTAATAATAAAAAAGGATGCGAATACAAAATTGACATAAACTATTTTTATAAAATAGATAAAACGGCAAAGGTAAGTGCACATCATAGAGTGTATCCCAAAAACCTGGTGATGTGTGTATTTAGTAATAATATATGCGTGTCTTCAATGATTATAGATTATTACAATGGTGCAATTGAGATTTTTTCTCGTACAAAACGAGGACATAAAGGTGATAAATTAAATAAACTATTAAGAGCCGTAATTATTATTATAGGTAAAGATATACACAAAGACGCTAAGTACATAAGGTCGGAAGCAGGTAATCCAATTTCTGCGTATTTAATGGTAAAATATTTTAATGCGGAAGATGCGGGTGGTAAGGTAGAATTTTCTACATATGAGGAATTTAGCAAATATGCAGAGAAACACGGGAATCTTATGGTAACCGTTGATTTAAACGAGACTAATATAGAAAACGCAAAAACAGTATTTGATAAAATACTTAATGATGAAGGTGAATTAAAGTGTACAAAAAAAGCAATAGTCAAACAAGATGGAGGGAAGCATAAAACAATGCGACGCAACAAAGATAAATACAAATTAAAAAATAGAATTAGAAAAACAAAACGTATTTTTTATTACACCTTTGGACATTTAAAACGCCGATTTTAGAGGACAAAAAATATAATTATAAATATATTAAAAACTATTTTAATAATATATATATGACTGTCTATGGCGATATCGAATCTAAATTTACTAAAAATACAGATTTTGTATCTAATTTTATTAAATTGTTTGTTGCGACCTCTATAAATAAAGTTTTGCCTGTAAATGAAGAGCTGTATGATATTGAAAGCAAAATTAATAAATGTAATACAGCATTTACTGATAATGAAGATGATGATGTTAGTACATTGGCATTAACATCAAACCCCAGTTCATTTAGTAGTAATGAAAGTGCTGAGGAATATTTTAAAACTGCAGAATATAATTTTGATGTAAATAAATTTGAAAAGATTTCAATCTTAGGTTCTGGTTCATTTGGTACAGTGTTCTTATCCTATTATGATAAGCAGTTATACGCTATAAAAAGTATTATTAAAAATAAAATTAATAATAATACTGAGGTTGCGGGTATTATGTCAGAAAAAGAAATACTTATGGAAATGAATAGCCCTTATATTGTAAAATTATATGGGACATGTCAAACAAAAAATGAATTATGGTTTATTACAGAGGCCTTAGAGAATGGTGATTTATATCAAGCAATATATGATGGTGAAAAATTATCACACGAGGAATGTGTATTTTATGGAGCGGGTATTATTATGGGAATTAATTATATTCATAGCAAAAACATTGCGTATAGGGATCTAAAACCAGAAAATATCATGATTAGTGAAAATGGATATCCAAAAATTATAGACTTTGGACTATCTAAAAAAACATCGAACGATAATAAATGTACTACTTTATGTGGAACACCAGAATATGCAGCTCCCGAAATAATATTAAATAATGGACACGATAACAAAGTAGATATATGGGCATTCGGTGTAGTATTATATGAACTGATTTGTCGCAGAACACCATTTTATAATAAAAATACCGAGTTTACACAATTATTTACGAATATCATATATTGTGGTAAAAACGGCATAGATTTACCTAAAAAAATAGATAATAAAACAGATGGTACATCAAATGCTAGAAACTTAATTTCTCAATTACTAAGTGGTAACAAAGAAACCAGAATGGGGCATAATAATCTACCCGAAGTTCTATTAGAACATCCCTATTTTTTATCTACTGCTATGAATAAGGCCGGTCTTATAGAACAAACATATATACCTCCAATATTTCAACCAACATATATTGGTAGAGATATTAATAAATTGCGAACATATGATGATTATGCTGGTGACCAAGAATTATTTAAAGATTTTTGATAGTATAACTGCCATATTTTTTGTCCTCTAAAATGGGCGTTTTAAATGTGAATGGTGTAAATAATCGGACCTAAAAATTGAAACCTTTTTTGGTAAACCATCTAATCGCAAAAACACATCACCAGCTAATCAAAATGGAAGACATGGGAGACATTCTTGAAAGAACAGAATGGGTTCCTGTTCCAGACCGTGTCACAATTGAGGAACTATATAAGAAGGCGGGTTTTACTCGGACCACGTTTACTGGAAAAGGTCCAGAATTACATAGTGCGTTATGTCTTGGAAAAAAAGACGGTACTAAGTGGGACTACTACGACTTCGCTGACTGCGAGTCTTATAATAATAGTAGTAAATACATTAAGGGAGGACGCATGATTGTAAGGTTCGGCAAGCTGAGCCGCGACGACTTTTATTTTGTGAAGCATGAGTTGGGCACTTATTATAAATATGAGTTGACGATACAGGGCAAAAAAATGCACTTTGTTGTTTCGCATTGTGACTACCTAAAACTTGTAGCAGAAGACCGCGAGTATCTTGAAACGTTGCCAAAGGTCTCTATATAAAAATCAAAAATAAATATTTCGTCAATGAATGCGCTCTTGGTAAAATTTGATAGACATTGGTTTACAATAAATATTTATTACATTTTTTTGTATTTTTTTGTATACTTTCTTCTTTTTTTACTTTTTTTAGATTTTCTTTTTTTACTTTTTTTTCCGCCACTTCTAGGTTCACTAACCAACGAATCAATTATTGAATTAAATTCTTTGAATGGCTCTTCTTCAATAATAATTTTATAGAATGGTTTCCAACAATGTGTGTTGCAATTTCTAGTTGTAGCATTTTCATTAATTACTATGTCGCAATTAGCTAAGTCAATTAGTTTTAAATTTGCATCACAAATTTCTATTAAATTGAAATCTGGATTGGCTTTTAGATATTCTGCCATAACAGCTTTATTTCCAAAATTGTCTAGGAAAAACGTTAAATGAGGTTTGGCTATTAAATCATCATTAATAGTAAAATTACTATTACCCCGCGAATCTATTTTTCTCTGTATTTCAGGTTTTAAATTTTTATACAAAAATACATAATCCTTTGAATAATCAGCAACAACACACATTTTTGTAAGTGTTGAAACATGGTCAGGATATTTAAAAAATGGATAGGTCAGTGAATTAGTAATCCTACCATATAAATGGTTAAATTGTCTGTTAACATATAAAGTATCACCGTGTTTACTAATAAGAAACATATCGTGTTGTTTAATGTATTCATCTTGAGACATCATTAACACTTTGTTTTCAATCATTATATTTTTCAAAACTGATGAAAAATCATTTTCATCAAGGAAATATCCACCTTCGTCTGGAAAAATAATATTTATATTTACTTTCGGTTTATCGTAATTGTATTTTGATTTTATGCCTGCTAATTTTATTTTTGCGGTATTTGTCATTCCACAAATAACTAAATACAAATCAACCTTTTGCCGAACAGGAATTACGTCTCCTATAATATAACTTAATTGTTCTCCGGAATATGAAAAATCATCACAAATAACTAATGCACTCTCTTTTCCAGTTGTTTCCTTTAATTTATCAATGATACCATCAATATTTAATTCATTTATATATACATGTTTACCGCCTTTGATAATCATTGGATAAACATTTTTCATCTTTTCGCCTGTTACATCTCTATATAATTTCATAAAATAAAGTGTAAAGTAGTAATTGCTTTTTGTAAAATCTACTTGTTCGCCTGGGTTAAACTTATAACCCGGCAGTAATAAAATTATATTTTTTTCATCACTGTGCAGTTTGTTTACGCTGCTCGTATAGTATTGAATAAATTCTTTAGGACCAATATAATGTGATTTTTTATATATATCTAGCATTAATCGGAAATATGAGCTTGAACAAGTTTGTTGATTCGTGTATTCTTCTAATTTTTCTATAGCTATTTTATGATCTTTGCTAAATTCAGGCTTTTCAAGATCAAAATAATTTAGGTTAGCGTCTATAAATTCATAACATAAATCGGATATATTTTCAGACATTATATATAATTCAAATATAAATTAAATTCTAGTATGAAGAGGAACATAAAAAATTTGCGAACGTTCCTTGTAAAATGAGAAAAGGTGTAATAATCGCCAAAAAATTGAATCCTTTTTTCAATAACCTGTAAATCACACAAAACGACCAATATCAAGAATGATTGAAGAATTAATGAAAGCAAAGCAGGGCGTGGAGTCGTTTAAATTGGCAATCTTTATGGCGGCTGGCGTTAACAATGAGGTCGCCATGGACATGCGAATTGGTGTTCTTCTAAAGTTGACCGAAAAAGTAGAGAAAATACAACGTGCTATAGATGACCTTGTAAAAACTAATCATATCCTGTTTGAAACACCCTTCTATGAAAATGCGTACATTTCAGTCTTTCGCAACGGAAAGACCATAGTAAAAATTTACGACTTACATGAAAACAAGGATAATCAGGATTGGGCGTTAACTCGGTCAAAAGAGCGTTTTGATGAAGTCCAAGAATCCGACAACGAGGGATACTACTGGGCAATCGTTAGGTACGATTACCATTTGGGTAGCGTTGATGAAGTAAGTACACCGATATGTCATTTTGCGCTAACTTCAGATGAGGGGATTAGTTTGCACAGACAATTAAACGAGTGGCAGAACGAGCGAGACGATGGTATGGCGGAATTGCCGAATTATATTTATTTACCGGAACAAATTTCGTGCCATTCCTGCTCAACCCCTGTGTCACAACTTCATGAAAAAAGCATAGGGAGCTACATATATCAGTTCTGTAGCAAAGCGTGTGCCGAGGAGGATTACACTACCTGCTCAAACTGTGGGGAGACTGAAGTATCAAAAAAAGATTGCGCCAATAAAAGTTATGACTGCTGTCAGCAGTATCTTGGTGGGCAATTGCAGTATTACTGCAGCATTCGGTGCGAAGGCGAAGATCAGACGGCTTTTATCAGCTCATTCAGTAAACCCGTTAAAAAGGATTAGGCTTAGGTGATATTGTTTACTTATAAATTTATACAATCAGATATTTTTACACTTTTTTCTTGTCCTTTTATTTTTAATTTTACTTTTAATTTTACTTTTAATTTTACTTTTCATTCGACTTTTACTTTTCCCTTTCATTTGTCTTTTATTTTTACCACCTCTACTGTGAAGAAAAACGTTTTCTATTACTGCGCATGTTTGTTCATTTTTGTTTAGTGTTTTAATAAAATCACTATATTTGCCTGCATTAAAATCTACTGTATTTACCAGAGTATGTTCATCCGTATTTAATGTTCCAATCTCGATGTATTCAAAACCTGATTCTTTATCTTTTGGAATGGACTCCTCATTTTCTATTGATACTCCTATACCTATTAGTTGTCTGTCTTTCATATGTGTTGTTTCTGTTTTTATTCTATGTTGGCAAACTTTTACAACGGTTTGAATAACGGTTGTTTTGGGCGTTTCTATATCAATTGTCATAGTTTTTTTATCGGAATCTATTACTTCCAATGGAGTAATAACGGCATGTTTAATAAGTGTGTTCGCAAACATTAATGTATCCCCTTGTTTATACAATCCTCTTAACACAACAGGAGTATTTAAATCATCATTAACTACTTTCGTCGTATTACGGGCATCGGCTAGATTACTTCCTACAACTGCAGTGTTGTAAGTTTTTGTTCCTTCTTCCATAAGTGTGTGGGGTTTTTCTTGAGTGCTTTCATGTCCAATTAATAATTCTGTTCCAAAAACAAATGGATTACCTTTACCTTTTTTAAAATACTGTAATATTGTAAATAAGGCATCTCTATCATGATGGAAAGTATAGTTTGGTCTTGATGATTTTGCACCAGTAAGTTTTATTATAATTACTTTATTTGGCAAATTCGTAAGAGGAACGTCTTTTAATGACTCTAATACTCCACTATTAGTTAATTGATAAGATAAATAACCAAGAAGATATTCTTTAAAAAAATCTTTATTCTTAGGGTCCGGATTTAAAACATAATTAATTTCTTCTATTGATTTTCTTTGAAGATCATTACTAATTAATGTAACGTTCATATTAGTAATATCTAATTTAAACCTAAATACACTATCACAATGTCTAGTATTTAACAAAAATTTTTCTATAAAGTTATCTGATGAATATTCTGGCTTTCCAGAAAATTTTTTTATAAACGGATAACCGTTTATAGTTATTCCAAAATCTTTCTGAATATCTTCTGTCATATAATCTTTTATATTACAGAGACAAAAAAATATGCATGCATAGTTTTACATATTTCAACTTTGAGAACGCGGAAAGTAACACTAAACATTATGTTTACTTTTAACCTACCGTAATTTTATATCAACATAATATATAAAATGACAACCCACCTGTCCAATATTTTTTCTAGTGAAGAGCTTGAGTATTTAACTCAAAGCCAAACTGTTATGGATGCCAAATCCAAATTAAACAATTCTAATGTTGTATATTTTACTATCCCTGTAACAGAAACTATTCGTAATTCTATATTCGGTCAATTCGGTTTAGACCTTTCTAATGTATCTGAAATCCCTATGCGTTGGATTAAAGGGGACACTTTACCACACATAGATGTTGGAACCAATAAATTTGAAAACACCTATTTAGCATATTTGAATGATAGTAATGGCGAGTTTATTATAGATAATGCATCTTACCCTATTAGTGCAAACACGGGTTTTGTATTTAATGAAGGACTTAGACATATGACCCAAAACACTGGTTCCGAACCACGTCTTTTATTGGGACCTATGAATGAATTTGCTTTACAAGTAGGTACTTATACTCCTTTATTGTATTATAACAATTACAATGATGCGATTAATCAAGTTAATAGTATTGGTTCTGCAAGTGGTTTCACTATAGGGGCTGATATTTATTATGGAAATATTGGACAAATTCAAAATACATTATGGCGAATAGCAAGTTTCCATGACAATACTGGTTATAGTTATGTTAATAATAGTTCTGTTCCTACAGGAGTTTATAGCAATGGTACTGATTTGTATCCACTTGTCTCAAACGCATACCAATTTAATTTATATCCATCAGCACCTTGTTTCTTAGAAGGAACCAAAGTTCTTACATTAATTTATGGAAAAGAAGAATACGTTCCTATAGAAACATTACAAAAAGGTGACCTAGTAAAAACTAGACGTGATGGTTATAAAAAAGTAGAGCTTATTGGAAAAGGAGATATTCATAACCCTGGCACAGCCGCCCGCATTGAAAACCGATTATATAAATGTTCTTCTGAATCCTATCCTGACCTCACAGAGGATTTATACATAACTGGATGCCACTCTATTCTAGTAGGTGAAATTACAGATAAGCAAAGAGAAGAAACAATCAATCACTTAGGAAAAATATATATCACTGATAATAAATATCGTCTTATGGCTTGTGTGGATGAACGTGCTGAACCATGGAACTCAGAAGGTCTTTATAATATTTGGCATATTGCCCTTGAAAACGAAGATGAAAAAATGAACTATGGAATATATGTGAATGGTGGATTATTGGTTGAAACCTGCTCCATAAATATATTGAAAAATCATTCTAATTTGATTATTCAATAAGCTATTTCTTCTCAAAATAGTTAGCTTTTATTGAACACATATTTTCTGTTACACGTGTATGCAATGCATTTTCATAATTTATTTTTCCAGTGATTATATCTTTTTCACCAAATTTCATGCACTTACCTATTTTCAATTTACTTGCAACATAATAATAACAATCATTACAAACAGGTACCTTTATATTTTTAATAAACTGGGTTTTACTAACATTTACTATCAACTTTGTAATCATAGGTTCTCAATAAAATATAAGACACCTATATTTTATTTCATTTTCACACATATATTTTACCAAAAATATACTCATCTTTATGTGGGCATAATGTACAACACAATGCATCTATCCAGTATTCTCCAAAATTACAATTCGGGTATTTATGATGTAAAATATGATGATTTCCTATTAACCAAGAAAATCTATGATCATGTCTCATTAATCCTCTAACGCAAACTATTAACCACGAAATTAATATGGGATATACTGATATACCATATACAAAACACGGAACAATAAAACCTAGAGGTTGAACAATGTTTTCAATAGAGTGTGCTATATTTGTATCCCTATAAATCAGCGTTTTATATGGTGTTTTATGATGCATTTTATGTATAAAATATATAGAATGGTGATGTAAAACAATATGGGTAATATAAAACCATATATCATAACAAATAATATGTGAAAAAATAATAATATACATCTAAATATATAATATAGTTGTTTTTATTATATAAATATATTATAATGGTAAACCGTTTTGATTATGTATTTAGTTATTGGATTTTCATATGGTATATATTATTTGAAATGGGATTTAATAGATATAATCCAAAAATTGGAATAATTATTGGGTTAATTGATAATATTGCATTGTTATTTCTTATGATTTATTTCTCAAATTCATTAATAAATATATTTTTATTTTGCATAATTAATTTTTTTATAAAAGTAATACCTCTGTGGAGATTAAGAAATACAGAATATAAAATATCTGATTGTTATGCATTAATAGGTTTATTTGTAGTTTATATTGGTTGGCTATATATAAATAATGTTGATATTATAAAATTATTAAGGGAACGTTATGATAAACTAAAAAACAATAATAGCTTTGGACCATTTATGTATTACATGAAAAATATATTATAAACCAAAAAAATTATTGATTATTATTATACTTATTAATATTATAAAAAATGTTTTTTAATAATATTCTTAGTTATGATATGTTAGATGACATGGAAGAAAACATAGTCCGTTCTGAAAATAATATATCATCTAATGAAGATGCGATTGAATGCTGTATATGTTTAGAAAAATATTTAGGCGATGGTATAACGAAAGCAACAATAGTTAATAACGTTATTAAAAACAATAATGGCATAATTAAAAAATGTAATTGTTTATATGTCGTCCATAACGAATGCTTTTACAACTGGTTTAAAAACAATCAGTCTTGTGTAATTTGTCGTGAAAAGATGGATAAAATTATTATAATTCATGATAATCAACGAATAAATGTTTCTCGTTATTTTATTGTTCGCGTTACTGTAAAACTGATGAATGGCATTTTAATCGCTAATTATACAATATATATAATAAAAACTGTCTACAGAACATTGGCAACAATCTTAATATATAGTGTCTTCCTATTCTATTTAGTTAATCTAATTAAAAGACACTACGAACGCATGAGTAACGGCAACATTGATATTGATTATGAAACAATAGAATAGAATGGAGTAGACTATTTCAAAAAATTGAATGCTTTGTTAATGTAAATTTTAATTGACAAAACACACAATAATGTCTATTGAAACCAAAGCATATTTAGTTGGACAGGGTGGTCCAGATGAAACACAGAATCACAGTAAATACGAAGATTACTCTTTTCATAGATATGGCGAGTTTACTTTTCAAAACAGTTCAACAAAAAACATGGAGAAACTTTGGACTTATTTCCATAAAAGCGAGAGTTACCCACAGTATTACAGAGGTATTTCTAAGAAAGTTGCTATTTGCAAATGTCCAGATACAGGAGAAGAGAAGTGGTACAATAGCGAGCGATGTTTGAATGTACAACGTCCAAAAAAAGGTAATAATATAAGCGTGGAGTTTCAAAACAAAGACGGCACTTATAGTAGTGACTTTATCTTTATGGGATGGGTAAATGGTCCGGTTCATGAATGGAAAATGACAAATGGTACGACACTATTGCTTGCCCAAAACATTATTGATACTCTTTCGCCACAGGATAAACGGTACCTAAAAATAAATAGGTGAATAAATCAAAACAAAAAATCTAAAACAACTGGATAATGGTCAGAATTCATAGTACCACAGTATTCAGAATAATCCTGATATATAAATTGTCCCACTATTTTTTCTTGTAATAACGGCGTTACCAATATATGGTCTATCATTGAGAATTCTGTTGACGTAGATTTGCAGTTATTATTTTGGTCCCACCAATCCGAGAAACGTTTTTCTTTGGGAATATTAGCAGCAATATTAAACAATTTATATTTACCTGAGTTTGTACCAGCACTTCCTTTTAATATATCTAAAACCATAGATGTTGGTTTATTATTATTTGCATCCAAAACTTCAGCATCAAAATCATTTAAATCACCCAAAAATATTAACTCGTAACCTTTTGACACATATCCATAAATAACATTCTGTAACACTTGGGCCTGAGCCTCACGTTCTGCGCAACGAGTCTTGTCAGTTGGGAAGGCTATTAGATGCGCTCCTATCATAGCAAAATGCATATCATTTACTTGAAACTCTGTTATGTAATGTTTGCTAACTCCCGTATCTGTGGGTAAGCCTGTGTAACCACACATAGAACCTGGAATAGGATACATGACACGTTCCTCTGTTCTATATAAACTGACCAATGGGTCTACAACAGTTAACATTCCGACATTTTGTCCAGTACCTGTGTCTTTACCTTTCACCATATAGGGATAATATGCGGGGTTCTGTGTTGATTTTACCAACATATTTAATTCATCACAGCCTTCAACTTCACATAGATTTATAATATCTGGTTTTAGTTCTTGGATAACTTTGGCAACCTGATTTAAATGATTTATCGCGGTAGTCTGGTTGGCCCATGCACATCCATTACCTGGACAATCCGATGTCGCACAATAATCTACAAATAACCATTCTACATTATATTGGACGATACGGAGTTTTGATTTATCCTTACGCATGTCCCGATGTTCAGAAACAGTTGGACAAAATGTTTCTGTTCTAGCTGTTTTTATTACTAAACCGAATAAAAAAAACAAGAAAATATTGAAACACATAATCGTTTTATATTATTAGAACACATAATATACTAGATAAAAAAATAAACCATAAATTATTGTAGAAACCAAAATACAACCAGCTATGTTGCATGCATTAATGCAATATTCGGATTTTTCGGGTTCGTCTAGATTATCTAATTGGTTTAAAGAAACATATGATTCAAAATCAGATGGTTTTGCTATAGTCCCGTACATAATACTATAACCATATTGTAATTTTTATATTAATTAAAAAATTACAATAAAATAGGAGGGATTAAAAGGGAACATTAGGTTCCCTTTATTGCAAGTACTTTTTAATAAACTCTTCAGGTGTCATAATTGGTATATTGTGTTCATTCGCATACTTCGTCTTATTAGAGACATCATCCTTTGATTTCACCACTAAAACAAACGTATTTTTACCAATAGAATCATCCAACACACCACCAATTCTTGCCAATCCTTCAATAATAGTCTTATCACGAACCTTCGTCATCACAATATGTTTTTGATAAAGTGCATGGTTTGTATCAAAGGTCTCAACCATTTTGTTTTCTAAAACAGGCTTGATTTGACCAGTCAATTTGCCTTCTAGACCACATTCTTTCAAAAACGCCATAAAATCAGGAATATGCTCTACAAACGCATTGGCATTCTCTTTACCAATACCCTTAATTGCCTTCAACATTGTAATTTTCTTTTCAGAGGTTTCTGAACGTGTCAATATATCTGGATATTCATCCATAATAGGACGTATTTTCTTTTCTCCAATACCACGACCAAACTTATTAGATGCTGCCATAATTTCCAACAAAGACGCCTTATCTATCTTATCATGCAAGCTGGTATAAACCTTCTCAATCATCTTTGCTTTGAATCCTTCTACTGTCTCAAAATCCGTTTTAGACATTTTAATAATCTTAGGTACTGAATCAAAACCCGCTGCCACTATGCGTTTCACATTTCCACTTGACAGACCATCTACACTTAATCCTGTAAAGAATGCAGTAATTTCTTTCTCTCTAACACCAACATCTTCACCAACATCATCCAATACAATATCAACATGCGTATCTGTCCAGTGGTATTTCACATCAGGCATTTTTGCATGTTCTGCAGGAGTAGTAACAGATTTAATATGGGGAATAACATCGCCACTACGAATAATCTGAATTACTGCACCAACACCAATCTTATTTGATTCAATAAATGACCCGTTAAACCCTGTAGCATATTCTATTGTTACACCACCTAATTTAATGGGTTCTATTTGCACACGAGGTTTCAAATACCCTGACTTACTAGCATTCCAAATAACGTCAACTACCTTAGCTTCTGCCATTTGGTCTGAAATAACCATTTTGAAAGCAAACGCATATTCTGGATTACCTTCCTTTCTAGAATGCATATTATCATCTGTCACAATCACACCATCTATCTCATATTCGTAATGTGTGCGCCAATCAATCAACAACTCAGATAAGCTTTCATTTGTTAACGCATCCACTGTCTTGTTTTGTACGACCTCATAGCCTAAGCTTTTTAATAGGGTCATCTGCTCGCTAGGTTTCATCAAAGGGTGAATGATTTCGTAAGCAACAAAATGTAGGTCCTTGGTCTTATCATCCAAAGTCTTACTATTGATAATACCAGATACCAAATTGCGTGGATTAGCGAATTTGGCCTTGTATTTATCATCAAAGACCTTCTTTGGTAAAATAAATTCACCGCGAACCACGAGCTTCTTGTCGGTGACAGGGAGCTTTAAAACACGCAAAACATGTGTTATGTCTTGGCCTACTGTGCCGTCACCTCTAGTATACAATTTAGGCTCGTCTCCCTCTGTAGTATACATTCCACTAACACCATCTAATTTACAAGACAAAACATAAGGGCCTTTGTATTTACCCATCCAATTCAACAGGGCACCAGTATCTGGTTTGATTTTATCCATAGAAGGCATGTTGTAAGGTAATGTTACCTTGTTTTTCTCTATTGGTGCACCGACTTGTTTAATGGTCTCATTATCTGGGTATTTCTTTTCAGAATATTCTTTTACAATATCATATTCATTGTCTGTGAGAAGGGACTTCTTTGTATTATAATAAGCATCATTTGCTACAACAACAATATCTGTTACTTGTTGCTCCGTTAGGGCTTGAATAACTGTAATACCCTTCTCCTTGAAGGATTTAATATGTTTTTTAGCCTCGGTTTTATTAGACATTTTGCGAATCTTTATAGGTTTTTCTTTGTTCGTTTCTATATCAATTTTTTCATTATTTTTCTTTGTTATTCTTTTTTTGGGCTCTTTGGTTTTCTTTGTTTTAATTTCTATTTTTGCTGAACTCATAGTTTCTAATGGAATAACAGGAACTATTGGTATTATCTCTTCTACGTAGTTTACTGGTTTTCCCGTACCTTGATGCGGCGCAGTTAAAAAAACCTTAGCTACCTCTTTTTCTTTTTCTGGCTCTGTGGGTGGCTTTTGTTTCCTAGTATATTTACGTTTTGGTTTATTAGGATCCCTAGGCAACTTAGGTAATTTTGGCTCCTTAGGTACTTTAACTGGTTTTGGCTCTTTAACCTTACGAGTTTGTGCAGATTTAGGCTCTTTTATTTTCTGAGTAGTTGCGTGTTTTAAAAAAACTGGCTTTGCTGTAGGCAAGATAGCCCCGTTTTGAATAACCAATGAGCGTCCATCAATACGCTCAATTGGTTCTTTATATTCCATTTTTAAATAATCAAATATATCCTTTTCATCTTTGAATACTTGGTCTACTTTCTCCTCCTTCTCTTTACCTGGTTGCTTCTTATGTAGTCCATGTTCGTTCAGAGAAAACCCCAATTTAAGCGCATGCCCACGCATCACTGTGTTAAAAGTCTTACTTCCAGTAAAATATAATACTGCAAAAGGATATTCTTCTTGAGAAGTATACATAAAATCTAGTCGACGTGCTGTTTTGTGATTTGGTAACTTAGCAATCACCAAGCACTTCGTTTTACCACGTGACAACACCTCAATAATAACCTGTTTTTCCAATAGTGCATCTATAAACTTAGGAAACATAGTAGCGTCATCTGAAGTAACAATAGCATCAATATCACCAGATGTATGTGCTCCACGGCGATAACTGCCTACAATTTCATATTGCGACTCTGGACTGGCAAACTTATCAAAAGTAGTCTTAAAGAGGGTATTATATTCGTCTATTTCGCTGCGAGGAATACGTTCCAAGATATCCTCATAGTATTTGAGACCAGCTTTCTGAACATCGTTTAAGAGCTCATCTTGACGTTCTCTGAGTTGGGCAATATTAGTAATACCTTTTTGAACTAAGTCTTTGGCCTTCTTTGGACCAACACCATAAATCTCACTCAAAACGTACTCTGGTTTATCTTTTTCACGCTCAAATATTCTCAAAGTACCTGTTTCCAAATACTCAGTAAATTTCTCTTTAATCATGGGCCCAATATTTGGCTTACCTTCTAGCTGCGAAACACTAGTAATATCTTCTGTAATATTTCGGATAGTATCACCAGCTTTTGTGTATGCTCTACTACGGATGTAATCACCTTGCTGCGACATTAGTTTGGATAATCTTTCTAAAACCTCAATAAAGGTTTCATTGTATCGGGGCATTTCTTCAAGATTCTTATCGGATTTTTCAATAATGGGTTGAGTAGGGAGCACTGAGATGGATTCTGGCGGTGGAAGTGATTCACGAATAATCAATTTTTTCCTTTTAATTATAGGTTTATCGGTATTTTCATCATCTTTTTCATATTTTTTGCGTTCCTTTTCTGCCATAGACACCATTTTTTCTACATCAACCATTATTTCTTTTTCTTGTTTCGTATCCTTTTCCATAAATAATATATACTATGTATGGAAAAGTTTACGGGAAAAGTTTACGGGAAAAGTTTACGGGAAAAGTTTACGGGAAAAGTTTACGGGAAAAGTTTACGGGAAAAGTTTACGGGAAAAG